TCAGTTCTTGCAGACCACCTGCGGAGCCGCAGCATGCGTCAGCTTTTGGGGAATCACAATCGAAGTGCCAGGCAAAGTGGTAAGTTCGAGAACCGCCAACATGCAAATCAGCGCTGGCTCGCCATCTTTGCTTGGTCTGCCATCCACCCCTACCACCGCTTCGTAGTCTTTCCCTGGTTCCAGCTTGTAAACGAGCGCCTGGCCACCACAGGTCAGGTAAGAGCTGCCGTTGCCCGCAATGGTCGCGCCCCGGGTTGCAATTTGGAATGGCAGATCCGTCCTGACGCGATACTCGGTCACGACCTCTTTGTAAGCCCCTTCCCCCATCCGAATTGCAGGGATGTACTGGATAAGACTGGGCCAAACTCTTTTCGGTATGCCGATGCTCGCCGACTTCAGGGGATACTGCGGATAGTTGATGCTCGCCGTACCGTCCTGCCCGAAACGTCCGGCTTCAGCCATCTTATGCCGGGTAGCAGGAGCACAACTGCCAACGACGCTATCTCCGTACACATCAGAGTTCGTGATAACGCGAACACGCGCCACTCCCTCTGATTGAGCAGGCTCTTCGTATGGAACTGAAGGTATTCCAGAGCAACCAGCGAGTGCTAAAGCAAGAAAAGTTACGGAAGTGACAACCCGCATGACCATGTCCTTATGTGCGCCAACAAAAAAGGGCCCACCTTTCGGTGAGCCCTTCTAGACCGCCCAGCAGAGCGGATTTTGTTTGGTAGGCGCGATTGGACTCGAACCAACGACCCCCACCATGTCAAGGTGACCGTGAATCGATTGTAACACTATGAAAATTAAAGGAAAACACCTGCACGGCGCGTTAGAAAAAACAGCGTTACCATCCTATAAGAATCAATAACTTAGCGTTGTATATTCCTACAGTGGTACCTCCCTCCCCCGGCGTCCTGCCGACCGATCATCCCCCAAACCCTACAGCTCGTCGTCTCATCATCGCCCCTATCGAGCCGCCTCGATTACTGTATATCCAAACAGTACAAAGCAAGGCATGGTCATGGACCCGTTTGAAATTGAAGACACCAGCGATTGGCTGGGCTGCCCCACACCGCTGGAGATGTACAGGCAATCCTGTCGCATGCTGGAGAACGAGGTGCAGGAACTGACCACCCAGTTACGCAAGGCGCGCCAGGACATTTTTGGCTTGGTGGAAATGCACGCGACCGAGGCCAAGGAGTGCGCCAGGCTGCGGGCTGAGCTAGAGAAGGCGAAATGGGCTGGAATTCCGAGCACCTTCGATATGTCGAACTGATGAACAAGTCGAATGGTGAGCGTGTGGCGAATACCACGCTTATCGCCGAGCTGCACCGTCGGCTCAAGGTTTATGAAGGGGATAGGCTTCCCAATGACATAATCCCGAGCACCCAGCAAAGGTGACTACAGGAGCAGGCGTCATGTGCGGACGACTCTCACAATACACCGGCATCCACGACTTCGTGGCAGCCTTGAGCATGCCCAACGCTTTGGTCAATTCCGCCGGCGACCTGCCGCTGGAGAGGTACAACGGAGCACCATCTCAGCAGCTCGCCCTCTTCCACCAGGAGGACGACGTCTTGCATGCCGACAGGGTGCCCTGGGGCTGGCGACCGGCCTGGGCCAAAGACCGGGCAGCGCCAATCAATGCCAGGGTCGAGAAAGTCGCCCACGGCCCCTTCTACCGCGCGATCTGGCCGAACCGCGCTATCGCGCCGATCAACAACTGGTTCGAGTGGGTCGATGAAGGCGGCCCGAAGAAACAGCCCTACCTGATCCGCCGACGGGACCAGGCGCCGATATTCTGCGCCGCCATCGGCCAATTCCCCACCGGTGGCCGTGAGCAGGGCCAGCACGACGGCTTCGTCATCATCACCGCCGACAGCCAGGGCGGCATGGTCGACATCCATGACCGCCGACCGGTAGTCCTGGATGCGGACCTGGCCCGGGAATGGCTGGACCCGGCCACGCCCAAGGAACGCGCCGAGCAAATCGTCCTGCAGCAGGGCGAGCCAGCCGAGGCCTTCGAGTGGTTCAAGGTCGAAAAGGCTGTCGGCAATGTACGCAACCAAGGCCCCGATCTGATCAGGAAAATAGTTTGACAGTGGCATTTTGCCCAAACTATAGTTTCGTCACTCCGTCTTGCACGGTAAATGGGGATTTAGCTCAGTCGGTAGAGCGGCGGTCTTGAAATCCGCGCGTCGGGGGTTCGATTCCCTCAATCCATTCAGAAGCCCTGGCTCAATGCCGGGGCTTCGCTTTTTGGGGAGTCCACTAAGGGCGGCCAGCGGCCCCGCTAATCTGGCTCGCGTACGCCTGGCAAGCCGCCAGTTTGATCACTGCCCGATCGCCGTCGTTGGTGATGGCGACAATTCGTTGAGCATGCGCTGGGTCAAGTTGGGCTCTTGCTCTTCCATGAACCACGCCGACGGCGCCGGGGGTGGCAGGCACTGCGCAGCCACTGGCTGAATCCTCGGCAAGGAGGACTGACAGCCGCAAATCAGAAGTGGCAAGGCGATCGCGCAGACGATCTTGATCTTTCTGGACATTGGTCAGCACCTGATGATGGGTTTGTTCGCTGGTTGCCAGCTTTTGCTCGAGCGCGAGACGATTGTCCTGTGCCTTCTGAACCTGGGCAGCTGCAGCCCGGCTGATCTCGGCCAGGTCGGACTGATGCAGGCCAGCCTGCTCCGCCAGTTGCTTGCCGTAGCGCCAGTCCTGGACCTTCCACGTCGCGCTCATGGCCAGGATCATCGCTACGGCCACGCCGGCAATCAGCAGCTTCAGCGATGCGGGACTCATGGCACATCCTTGAAGAAGATGTGATTGCCCAGGCGCAGGGTCTGGGTGGCCTCCTTGGCCCAGGCCGGCGACTTCGGCATGGTCGTGGCGTAGTAGTGGGTCGCGCCACTGGTGATGTCGGCCTCGGCGCCGGAGATCACCAGATCGGCCGCTCGCTGGGCCTGGGCGAACTGCTTCGGCGGAATCGGCTTGGCACCGCTCAGGTAGGGATAGTTCGGGTCGTTCTTGTTCCAGCAGCTGAACTGGTATGGCTTCAGGCAGACGCCAGCGTAGCCTTCACCCCACCAGGACTTGGCCTTTCCATCAAACACGCGATTGCGGATGGTCCAGGCCACGACGATCTGTCCGGCCAGGCCCTCACCACGGGCTTCGCCCCACAGCGTGCGCGCGAGGATGTCTCGATCCTTCTCGGTTTCGGTCATAGATTTCTCCGGGCAAAAAAAATCCCGCCGAAGCGGGAGGTATAAAAATTTAACTGGTTACCTTTTTTTCCTAAAGTCAACCTTGATTACACGGTTATTCTTTTGAAGCGAAGTTGAATTAGGGGCTTCATCCGGGTTCTGCTTCCAGCCCAACCCTGTCCCCTCTATATAAACGCCTCCCCCACAGTGCGATGAAAATCCACCGGACACAGAATAACCACCAAACTCCGACCCGTCAGGTGAAAAATCAATATTGGTTCCGCCAACCTTTAGATTCACCTCGACGATAGTAACTGGATAATTAATCCCATCATCCAAGAATCCATCATTATGGTATTTCTTTACGGCTTCATCTGCCGATTCAATTTCAAAGAAGCGGAGATAAAGGTAATCTCCATTTTTATATTTAACTTCCAGTTCCTTGCCCTGAGGTGGGCACCTTAAATCTGTCGGGGCTCCTACGCCTCCCCAAGAATTTCTGTCTATTGATATCCGCTCCTCCGCCACAAGACTCAACATATTGACACTGAGCCGAAGATATCCCTCTTCATCTCTTTTCAAAGAGACAACCTCGACGCCATCAATAACTATAATTCTTGGGGTCTCGTGATAGTAATTCCCGCCTACTACCGCTATAAGCTCATGACGCAGCCAATCCAAACTTCCCTTAACGCTTTCAGCATGAGCTCGATCTTTTTTGAGCGCATGTAGTTGTTCGTTTGTATAGGCGCCCCCATCTGCTTTCTTGTGATGCTGCGCACAAAGAGCAATCATGCCTTGCGGTTCATTGTGAGCGCGAACGCTGACAGGAGGATCAAAGTGATGGTACTCCAAGTATGGATTTCCGCAGTCTTTCACAGGACATCCAAAGCCTACTTCAGACCTTAGGGCCAACATTACACTTGATGGAATTGTCTTGCGGCCCATTGGATGCTCCTTTCCAGGCGAGAGAAGCAGCCAAGCTACTCCCGCCTACAGCGAGATGTCCAAAGAAATGCAAGAAAGCGATGAGGTCAGTCAGCGGGTAGCGCGGAGGGCAGGAGTCGAATCAGATGGATTCAGCAGTTGCCAGCATCGGGGCGGCAATGATCTCGGGAATGGGAGGCTCGACCGGCCACACCGGGGACTGATACCAGGTCGGCTGAACCGTGACCTTGCCCAGGGCGTACTTGTATGTTTTCCAGGCCTTCAGCGGAACCAGCAGCGCTGCCTGCTCTGCCTCTTCCTCGGGAGTAGCCTCGCCGATTTCAATGCCCATGCCAATCGTATCGATTCGATCCTGAACGCGGGCAATTTGCACCAGCGCCCGGGCGTTTCGGTCTGCCAAGTCACTCTTTGCTGCGGCTAACTGCGCCGCTTCGATGACTGCGTCCTTCATGCTTTTACTGATGTACTTCGACCAGTCGACTTGGATCATTGAGATTCCTCCATGGCCTGGGGCGCCGGTAAAGATTGAGGGAATGCCACTGGCCCATCCGGCACATTGAGTAACGGGACCGGGAAGAGCTGCTCGTGGCTGGAGTGGACGCTGTTCGGCAGAAACAGTGTCAGGATGATCTCGCCATCCACCATGTCGACGTCGGAGGCGAACCACGACGACGAGATGGCCCCCAACGGAAGTGTTCCGCCTTCGGTCATCGGAGATAGGTCGATTGTCTCGCCATTGATCGTGAGCGTGTTCCCCGCTTTGGTGACATCCAAGGTGTCGTCGCGCACCTGAGGTGAAAGATTGATTCTCATCAGTACCAGCTCCCTACCGCAATAAAATCAATAGCAAATGGCCCTGCCCCGGTTGACGTGGCCGTGGCCGCTACCCAGGTGCTGGCCGTGCTGAATGGGGTTGTCGATGTGCAGTTGGTAACCCAGGCCGAGCGCCCGGAAATGTCGTTGTCCTGCAGTGTTGCCGTGATTTTGGGCTGGGCGGAAAAGGCAGACGGCAGCGAGATGTTCACGTTGAGGTAGCGCACACCCGTGCCAGCGGACCAGGTTTGCGCGGAGAACGCTGCCTTCCCGAAACAGATCTGCAAGCCGCTCGCAAAACGGTGAGTCTCCCCTGCCGAGTTAACGATCTTCTGCATTGCTGATCCAGTTGGTACGCCGGAGGCTTGCGCCACGGTCCCGACCAGGTCAGATCGAGCGAGGATGTTCCCGGTGCCGACGACCTCGGCTGAGGTAAGAAGCCTGTCCCAGCCCCCAAACGTTCCAGATGAAAGCAACCTGATGAATTTTGCCTTGGTCGCCACATTGGTGAACTCTTGGACAGCAAATGTCGAATTGAGGGGATAGACGTTCAGCCATCCGTTGCCCCCAGGACCGTTAACCGGGGAGCTGCAATAGTAGAGCCCGCCAGTAAGGTAGGTGTTCAGGTCTGCCGAGCCTGGCAGCACGATGGGCGTGCCTATACCGAAGTCGGCGTACTTCAACAAACGCCCAGCGGTGGTGTCCGTAGTGCTGGTGGTCACCGTCGCAGTGGCAGCAGAGCCAAGGCCAAGGCCGGTTCGCCCATCCGCCTGCGTGGTGCCCCCAGTGCCGCCCTTGGTCACCGGAAGCACGTCGTAGTTACCGGTCGTCTTCAGTGCGGCCAGCTGGGCGCCGTATGTGTTGACGATTGCCCGCAACGCATCTGCCGAATCTTTCAAGTAGCCCTGCATCGGCGCCAGCGCATAGCTTCCGGCGGATGCTGTCGCGCCGATGTATGGAGGGTCGATGGAAATCGCAGTGTTGCTCGCCACGTTGGTGACTTCATACCAGCGGCCATCCGGTCCGCGAAACGCATCGCCGACGCGGGCATTCACGATGAAGGCGGTGCCTGTGCCTGTTACTGCATTGGAATTCAGGGTGACGTTGCATGTGCCTTGCTTGTACCAGGGCATGGGAAGTTATCCTTTAAAGTTTTGCGAATACGGCAGGAAGGAAGAATGCGAATGGATTATTCGGGCCGATTGTCAGGGCGTATAGATTTCCTCCCGAGAAATCCCACCAACAATACAGAAGCCTATTATTTGGAGCGTCATTAAGCATAGGCATGCTGAAACTATTTATTAGCATGTGCTCTCCGGCTGGGAAACTGAAGGCGACACGATAATAGTTCCTAGGCAACCCTTGGTCTGTATAGTCAGTTTTTACATATGTCCAGTTCTGAAATGCCCTTGTAAATCTGGCATACGGGGTTCCACTATCAAATAGAAGTTTAGAGCTTCCATCCCACAAGCGCATGCCAAAGTTTGCCAGAGCAGTCGCAGCAAACCCACAGGCAAAATAGGAGCCGTTTGGCTGAAGGGTATTTACGTCGTAAGCCCTCACATAAAAGCCGGTCCAAGCACCTGGCGAACCAATGACGCGCATCTGGCACAGCCCAGCAATTCCACTTGAGCCAGACGGCCGAATAAAAACAAGCGGCGGCTCCTGGCTTGTTATTGTCCGAGGAAATGAAGTAACAGAACCCAACCCCGATTCTTGAGTTGGCGAATATGTTCCCTTTGCCAAAACAACTAATCGAGTGAATTCGGAGTCAACCGTTACAACATTGCTGTCGTTTGTAAACTCTAACCCGTATGTCATCAGGAGAACCTTATTACAATGAGGCGCATAGTTGAGTTGGTAGTACTGCTGTACTGGGATCTTCCCCTGATAAAGCTATAGACCCTGACTGCATCAGCGATAACCTCTGTTTCAAGTTGCTTATCGACTGCGTCGTTATAGGCCCCAATCGGGACAACGAATGCGGAACCATTCGTAGTGGTTAAACCAGGCACAGAGATCGTCTGGTAGGTGGCGGAGTTGCTTCCCGTAACAACTCCGCTATACACAACCCGCATCGTGAACGATGTCTCGTCAAGGGTGAGATTTCCACTTTCGTCCCATATCCTTATTCCAAAACTCATGCGGAAAGATCCCCCCACTGATAACGCTTAACGCCATTCTCGTCGTAGACCTTGCCGCCCCGGTTATTTATGGTCTGGCGGCCTCCAGTCCCCACGGTGCTGTTGAGTTCGAACTCGCCAGTGACGAAGTTGATCTTCAATCCGGCCTGGCCTGCAACGTAGTTAGCCGACTGAATGCTCTGGGTGAGCTTCGCAACACCAATGGAAGCGTCCTGGATAAAGGCCGAGTTCATGAACACCTGGCCGCCCTGGACCGCGAACGGAACCGAGATGGCGCCGCCGGCAATGGTGTTGACGATGGCGAAACGATCAGCACTCACCAGGAACTGGCTTTGCAGGCCGGCGCCCGTGTTCTCGATGCCAAGGCCGATACCGGCGGCAATGTACTGGCCGCCCGCGGTGACCTGCATCTTCACCGACCACATCGTGTTCAGCTTGCCGCTGGTGTCGGCATAGGCCGTTGAAGTCTGCTGAATGGCCGCCGTGTTCGATCCGACTGTTGCGGTCAACTGGTCGATCTTCGTCGAGGTTGCCGATTCGTTCGTGGCCACCACCTCTTCCAGCGTTGTCAGGTTCGCCGCGTTCTCGCCGATCTGGGCGTCAAACTCGGTAATCCGGCGCGCGGTAGCCTCGCCCTCGCTCGCCCTGACGCTGGTTTCCTGAGCAATGGCCGCCGTGCTGGTCCATCCTTTCAGGGCGTCATCCAGGTCGCCCTCCCCATTGTCGTCGCGCCATGAGGCCCGCAGCGCTTCGAAGGAGGTGGCTGTAGCTTCAAGATCGGTGATATTGACCGTGTTGATCGCAACCTGCTGGGCGAGACCATCAACCGTCTCAATCGTCTGGCCGACATCGAGCCAGTAGGTAGGATTCGGTGGTGGCGTTTCCACCGGTACAGGGCCGGTTGCCTGATAAATCCGCTTACCGAAAACAACCAGATCGCCTTCTTCGTAGGTTTCGTCCGGCTGGTAGGCTTCCAGACCTTCCAGCGCATCGATCTGGTCCTGTAGGCCCGGGATCTTGTTGATCTCGTCCCGTAGCTGGTCGCTAAGCTCGGTTTCGCCAATCTGCCCGGCGATCAAATCGAGGATCGGCCCAGCCTCAGCGCTGGACTGGCCTTGAACGCCCGTACCGATCGGATACCACGGCCCGATATTGCCAATACGGTCCACCAAGCGCGCCCAGAAATAGAACGTCACCCCAGCGGCAAGACCGAGCAAAGAAAAGTCACTTTGCGGATAGGCCAGATCCGTCAGCTTGGCCGACGCCTCTTGGCTGGTTGTCGGTCCATACCAGATCTCCGTGCGTTGGGTATCGCTCGATCCCTCCGGGAATCCCCACTTGAGGTAGATGCCGAACATCAGCGGGGCCGCCGTCAGGAACGAAACTGCCGGCGGCAGACCTTCCTTGCCCTTGAGTTCGGTCAGCACGGAGTTACGCCAGATCGACGAGATGTCGAAGGCGCTTACCGCACGGACGCGGGCCACGTAGGCGCCCGCATAGATGCCCACCACATCCACACCGGTCGAGCCGGTGCGCTGGACCTTGATCCAGTTGCCGCTGTCCTTGCGCCACTCCACGTCGTACGCCACTGCCCCTTCAACTGGAGGCCAGGTTATGGTCATCGTGGCTACGGCGATGCCCTGGGAGACGACTGAGTTCGCCGTCAGGGTTACGCTCACCGGCGCCGGAACGACGGTGATCGGAATCACACTGATAGGCCGGTCTTCCAGGCGTGCGCCGGTGTCGATGAAAGCGAACTTGCTTGGTTCGTACTGCAGGGCGCTGATCTCGAAGTCGCCCTCTGTGGTGCGTTTGGTCCGCAACACCCGGTACAGCGGGATCGCCAGGTCGTCAGCGTCGAGCGCCCACTGAAGCTGTGCCCGCGGCGCCTCGCTGTAGGCGACGGTCACGGTCACGGCACGGCCAGCGACGCTCTGCACAGTGCGCCCTTCTGCGCGCCCGCCGGGCAGGTTGATGATCAGTCGGTCCCCGGCCTTCGCCTGGGTATCACGGTCCAGGGTCACCACGCGACCGGCAACGGCTGAGATCCGCCCGCCAATCTCCCGGCCGGCCAGCAGCGAGTCGGCCACGGGGATAATGTGCCCCGGGAGCGGGATCACGCCCTCCATGCCGGTCTTGAAGGTAACGGTGCGGTCCAGGTTGTTGCTCAGGATCGCCCACTTGCCCCGGCGCTGGGCCTCGGATGCACGAGTGCAGCCAATGGCGCTCAGCTCGGTTGGACGGTCCCCATAGCGGCGTTGAAGGCTCAGGTCAGAAAACGGAATGACGTCGGTGTCGTAGTTGTTCGCCGGGTTATCGTAGCTGACCAGAGCCCGGGTGTACCTGGTCTTCGCCGAGGCACTGCCGTAGGAGAATTTCCCGTCGATTACGTTCGCCCGGGTGAAGACGTAGTCGAAGTCCTGGGCGCGAGGCATGTCTGCCTGCATGATCAGCTGGCCCTGGGCCCAGTAGGTCATCCCGCGGTAGATGCCAGAGATGTCCCGCAGCAGCGTCCAGGCGTCGGCCTTGCCTTGCAGGTTCATGTCACAGAGGAAGCGCGGCTCGATGCCGCCCAGGCCGTCGGGCACAAGCTGGTCGCAGTACTGCGCGATCCGGTACAGCTCCCACTTGTCGACCATGAACGTCTTGATGCGCTTGCCCAGGCCGAAACGGTCTTCAGTGCAAACGCCGTACGTGATCCAGGCCGGGTTATTGGTCCAGGCCAGCTTCATGCTGCCGTCCCATGTACCGGTGTAGGTGCGGCTGATCGGGTCGTAGTTGCTCGGGACCTGCCATTTCCGGGCCTTGCATTTCACGGTGACGGCCGGGATGTTGGTGAACTGCTCAGCGTCGAACTCGATGTAGAGGAGCGCGGTGTTCGGGTAGCGCAGCTTTGCGTCGATCACCTCGGTGAAGCCGGCGATCAGCATGGTGTCAGCGATCTTGTTGCTGTTCTGGTTCGGCGTGATGCGGCGGACGCGGATCTGCCAGCCGGTTGTTGCCTCTGGCAGGTCGACACGCTTGGAGCGCTCGTAGCGGGTGGTGGTCTTGCCGTCTACTGCATCGACCAGGACCTGCTGATAGGCCCCGCCGTCGGTGGCCACGTCGATTGCGTACTCGATGCGATAGCCGCCAATGTTGCCTTGGTCGTCCTGGCGCTGGAGCGCGGGCCAGGCAAAGCGCAGGCGCACGGCCGACAGCTGAGTGTTCGTGACAGATCGGACCCAGGCCGCATCGCTGCGCAGCTCGATATTCAGCGATGTCTCGTTCTCGACAGATGGAATGCCGGGGATGTAGGTCTGATCGACAGACCCGGAGCGCCACTCCCACTTCACGTTGGGGAAGTTGACGTTGCCGCTGGCGTCGTTGATCGGCGTGTTGTCCAGGTAGATGTTGGCAGCCGTGGGCACGCCTTCAAACTCGCCCTCTCCAACGGCTATCAGCAGCTTCGCCACGTTCGTCGAGCGCAGGTTGTCGCTGGCCTCGGTCGGAGACTTAGGTTTTTTGTCTCCGCCCTTCGCGCCGTGGATATCGATCTTGCGTGCTGCGCCCATGCTTTCCTCCAGGCGAAAAAAAACCGCCTCACGGGCGGCCTGCTTGCTGCGGTCGGTTTACGTTTTATCTTCGGCGTAGATCGAGGCGGAGATGATCATCCCACCCCACCGGCGTTCGCCGATGCAGATCGGCACAGGGTTGCCGCTGGCCGTGGTGTTCTTGGCGCTGCCGAAGGCGTAGGACGGGGAGTTCTCAGGCCCGGAGCTCTGCTTGAGGCCTGAGGCCTGGGGGCTGAGCATCTGGATAACGCCGCCGGCGATGAGGCCAATGCCCGCTGGAGTCAAATATGGTGCAGTAACCGGAAATACATAGGAAATCGCCAGCAGAACCACACCCACTACAGTCTGCAATACGCCGCCTCGCTTGCTGCCTTCAACCACCGGAACGATTCGAATCTCGCGCGTGCCGCCCAGGTCGAACTCTGTTTCCCCTACGTTCCTACGATTGCGGAACACAGCGAAGCGCATCCCCAGGGAGGCGAGCCGTTTGATTTCCTTTTCGAAGCCTTCAATGGTGCAATTCAACGCCTTGAAGACCTCGCGAGACGTCCCGGAGTCGATCTGCTTGGGATGATCGCGTCCAAATTTTTTGGCCAGCGACCCTGACAGCTTGACCATAGTGATGCCTGAGTTGAATGAAACAGCGGCGGCCATAGCCTTCTCCTTCCATAAAAAAACCGCCTCTCGGCGGTTTCGTGTTCATCGACATTTTTGAAGCGAGTCTCGAAGGCCCCCTCGCCCCAACTGCGACCACGCAACACGCTGGTATAGCTTGACGACGCTGCCAGACTTGGCATGGCTTATGTCCAGCACATCGTCAGTTTGTTGCGCGAAACCGCTGACAAGGCGATATCCTGCTGGCGTTTCGCTCATGCTCGCATTGGAGTTGTGCTCCTGCCATTCAGGGAACACACAGAGGGCAAAGGCTTTCGGCGCCTTGGTGGATGTAACAGTGACTGCCGGGGCTGATGACATCAGGTCGGATGGCGATGAGCACCCCGCCAGCAAAGCAACAGCCACCGCGCCTACGAACAATCTCATGGGGTCACTCCTGTGGAAGGTGGCCACAAGATATCAGAAATGGAAAAGCCCAGCGGGATGACTGGGCTTCGGACATTCACCAATCGTAGTAATGGATCCCGTCCTCTACCCGCGCCTGCTTAACATAGCCCGCACCTTCAAGAACGAGCTCACCGCTACCAGTGTAAGCCCCTCCAAAGACACCCCGAATCAATAGCTCTCCGTCGTTGCTTAGGGAGCCGGCAAGCTTTCCAGAGGAATGAACGATCACCTGTGAGCCTTTCGAAATACTTGTTGAGCCATGATTTTTTCCTAATATTTCCAGTGCGCTATATCCCGAGACTGACGTTGAACCGTGGTGCTCACCCTCCACGATGACTTTTCCTTCCCCGGCCACCGATAGCGAGCCATGATGTTCGCCGACGATTGTCAAAGTGCAGGAAATAACAGAAATACTTCCTCTATGAGTTCCTAGAACAACCTGGTCCTCAGTGATTTCCACCCCTGGCACGCGCTGCCCATCAATTATATCGTAGCCAACCATTCCGATCCCCTCCAAGTCTATTCACTAGCGGCCATACGATAGCACTCTAATTCCAGACACATGGAAGTGGCCTATGGCCCTGTACGAATCCCCAGTAACGCGCATCAGCGATTCGGTAGTAGCGTTTAGCCCTCACTCAACCAAGGAGCGGTCATGTCAATTCGAAGTCTCGCGAAAAATCTTCCTGCTGACCCGGACAATAAGGGCTGGGTGCTCGGCTGGGCAGTGTTGAGAGATAAGCCTGGGTCATCCTGGCACTTCATTGATATCTACGCCGACAAATCCACCGCCGAAGCCGAGGCTGCACGCCTCGATGGTGGGTACGTTGTCGAATATGGATCCCACAGACTCGGGTCGGATGATTTTGTGAGCGGGCTCACGCCGCCGGAGTAACGCCGGCACCTACACCGCATTCGAAACGAATTTCCCCGGGGCCAGAGACTATCGTCGCCTTGAGCCCTGGCTTACCGATATAGCTGCGGTTATACCCATCGCCACCGGGACCGACTTTGCCTTCGAGGCTCAACCGGTCGATTTCGTTGTCGCCATCGAGAATTGCGACAATGACTTCGGCTCCGCAGAGCTTCCCGCCTGACATGGCAAATAAGTCTCGAATGTTCAGCGTGTAGCTATGTCTGCCTTGCATGACCTTCTCCTCGCGGTCCCACCGCTACGTTGGTTGTTGTGCATCTTTGTGCCTGAGAATCAGACGTGTCCGGTCCAGCCAAGGGCCGCCGAAGACGATGATTTCACTTGGGCGCCCGTATAAGTGGTGCAGAAGGAAAGGCCCAGGGCCGAAGGTCGCGGCATCCTCACCAGGTAGCGAAGGATCGGCCCCTAGGAAAATCCCAGCGTGGTTCGGGTGAACCGTCCGGCCCACCTCCATCACGATCATGTCGCCGCGCTGTGGCTGGTCGACCCGGTAGAAGCCGGCGGCCTCGTAGTTCGCCTCGTACAGACTGGCGTTGTCCTTACTCTCCCACCAGCCGTCGGCACGCTTGAAGGCTTCGAACTCAAGCCCCCACTCGCGCTTGTACCAATCGGCGCAGACCTGCCAGCAGTCCCAGGCGCCGTGGACGAATGGGCGCTTCAGCAATGGCGTCTCACCGGTGGGCACCACTGTTCGCAAGTCGCCCTCCGGCCAGCTCAGGATGTGCCAGGGCATGGCCGTGGCTTCGCACATCGCCAAATCGCGCGGTGACGGTCTGCTGGTGGCGTCAGGGTGGGAGTGAACAATGCCGATAACTTCGCCCATGTCTTCGGCTACCGCGTACTCCTCCGGATCGATGCGAAACTCCTCGCTCGGCTCGGTCGCGATGTTCCTGCATGGGAAATACTGCTGCTTCCGCCCCAGGGCCAGAAGAAGCCCACAGCATTCTTTCGGGTACTCGGCCGACGCGTGCTCCTGGATCGCGCTCAAGATGTGTTTGCGCATTGTCAGCTCCGGGCGATCAGGGAAACGGCAGGAAAGCCGCCAAATGGCAAGGCGTTGCCCTCGCCGAAGCGTGGGATGCACCCTCGGCCAAGCGTGGCGTCACACTCGTCCAGTTCCGGGTTGTCCGTCACGACCCCGTCCTTTGTCACGTAGGGCCCGGTGTAGCCGCAGTTCGGCCCACGGTAGCCGCCGGTCAGGCACCAATGACACAGCGTCGTGGCCTGGCGCCCGATGGACTCCCCGCCCACGTCTCCCGGGCTGGCAAGCTCCCAGGTGACCGTCTCCCCGTCCTCATTCGTCTTCTGGTCGATGTACCAGACCTCGATCGTCTCCTGGGTGGGGTCTGCCTGGGGATTGCCGCCGGGGAAGTTCTCCGCATCCAGGAACGTGCCCAGCGTGTGACGCATGGTCAACTTGAACTCGAGCAGGTCGTCGAAGGCCAGGCACAGGGCTGTGATCCGGCCATTGACGTTACCCACTGACAACGTCGGGCGAACCGCCGTGCCGTCGCCGTTGGATTCGATGCCGTCGATCTGCATCGGCCAGGCGCTGTACTCGTTGCCCTGCCAGTAGATCGGCTTCGCCGGCAGCTCATCAGCCGCGGCGCCGGCGGCGATCAGCTCGGCCTCGGTGTGCGGAATCGCGTGCCCATGGAAGCGCAGGATGTCCGCACCGTAATCCGACCCGTCCAATTCGAAGAGCAGCACTTCGCTGCCAGGCTCGAGAACCTGGATGTCACTGATCAGCGGCATGGTTGCCCCTTATGGATGGTAGGCCCGTTCGAACGTGGCCGTGAGCTTGAAAGCGCCGCCGCCAGCAGGCGTGGGCACATAGTTCTTGCAGGAAAACAGCCCGAGCTGGCCGAGCGGCGTTGTCCATAAAAAAGCCTTCACCCCGGCATGCCTGTCGAGAAAGTCCACGATCTGCTGAACCCTCGCTTCCGGACCGGTATGGGTGATGGGGTATGAGTCTTCCTTGTTATTTGGCCCGTCCCCCACTTCCTGCTTGTAACCACCGCCGAACCTGGAGGTGCGCACACGAAAGTTAATCTCGGGCGCATCTCCGTGCTGGGTGGACCAGGTAAACGTCTCGATAGTCATCAGCCCCTCCCGTTGATGACGCGCCAGATGGCGCCGCCTGGCTGCAAGCCCCGGGCGATTGCTGTTTCGGCTTCAGTCTTGGCCGCTTGCTGGATGCCCTTGCCCAGCTGCGTCCTGTCTTCCGTGCTGGTTGCGCCGCCTTCACCAGTGGTCTGCACAGAGACCGCGACAGGGAAGTTGTAAACGTTCCCGCCACCGCCCCCTCCGCTGCTGATAGCCCTCACGCCCAACTGGCCGCCAGCCGTCCGGGTCAGCGGCATGATCGCCTCTTCCCCGGCCTCCCCCATCACTCCGATCCCGCCGCCGGCCATGCCGAACGCTGTCGGCTTGCTGACGATGGAGTTGGTGAAAGCGCCGCCATTGGCGAACATCTGCACGCCGCCCGACCAGGCGCCGCCCTTGGCCTGAATGCTGCCCGGGGTGAAGCCTGACAGGTCGCCGGAGTACCCGGCCTGGGTTGAGCCTGCCGAAGACGCGCCGCCACCGAAATACGACCCGGCGGCAGAGGATGCAAGGCCGAACAGGGCCCCCATCGCTGAAGACGCCGCGGCCCGAGTTGCGATGCGTACCATGTCCGCCAAGATGGACTTGGTAAAATCCGCAAACGACAATTTCCCGGTCATGGCGAAGTTGACGATGGCGTCTTCCATCGAACTGAAGGCATTGGTGAACAGACTTTTCGTCTGCCCGGCCACGTCCCGCGCCGATTCCAGGTAGTTCTGCCAGGCCGACGATGCTCCAGCGCTCCAGCTGCCCTGGGCTGCGGTCATGTCGTCGTAGTTGGCCTGCACGGTATCGTGCAGATCCTGCTGCGTGGCTTTCAACGCGTTCAGCTTTTGGGTGTACTCGTCGAGGCTCATGCCGCGCGAGCCGTCGCCGTACTGATTTGCCAGATCAAGCTGCTGCTGGTTGATGCGATCGTCGATGCCGTTCTGCTGATCCGTCAGCCCACGTTGCCGATCGCCCTGGCCGAGGCCAGATGCGGCCCGAACCCCCTGCTGCCGAAGCGTTTCGACCTGACGCTGCAGTGCTCCGGTATAGGTGCTGACAGCCAGGGTCTGCTTCTTTAGGCGGCCCTCTTCGTTCGCGGACAGCACGGCCAGCTCCGAATCGGATTCCTTCTGAGCCTTGACCATCGCCGTGCGCGCGTCAGCAATCTTCTGGTCCAACTGGATTCGCTGGGCGGCGGAAGTGCCAGCTTTACCCTTGGTCGCCTCAAGCGCCGAGATTTCCGCCTCGTAAGCGGCGGTTACCTCGTCGCGCTGGTTGCCGATCATTGCCTGGCGCTTCAGCAGGTAGTCCGACTGAGAAACGAGGCCAGCTTTTTGGGCCGCGTCCAGTTCCTTCTGGGCGTTCTTGTAATCGGACAGAATTTCGTTGAGTGCATTTTTCGAGTCGTTGAACCTCGTCAGGTCAACAGCACCTGCAGCTGTCTTTGGATCCTTGAACTGGTCGTTGATATTCGCAATGTTTTTATCGACCACGGCCTGATTCAGGCGCGCATCGTCGGGGCTGACTTTGCGTATATCGTCGAGTTGCCGTTTGTACTCCTTCAGCGCGTCGGCGCGCTTTTGCTCATTCGTCCAGGCGGACTTGGTCAGGGCATCAACTTTGCCCATCGCCGTAACAGCATCCCGCTGAGCTTTGGCCTGCTCTCCTTCCCACTTGGCGATGTCCTCCGCCGCAGCCTTCTGGTCCTCCAGCATGTTGAGCTGGTTACTGTAGAGCTCAACCATTTCCTTCTGGTTCTGGAACGCCCCGACATTTCCAGATTGGGCCTGCGCCAGATTCCGCCGGGCCTGGTCGATGTCAGCGTCGATATCCGGACGCCCCAGGTTCTTCAGGCTATCCGCTGCCCTTGCTACCGCGTTGTATCCCTTCTCCCAGAAACTCAGATTTTCGAGAATTCTCGGGGTGCGCTCGTTGATTGCGTCGGCGTACTGCTCGGTTGCCAGCTTCACCGCGCCGGCATGGTCGCCCTGTTTCTCGAGTGCAACGATCTGCGAATAAACCGAGGCCGTCAGATAGTGGTATTGCTCATTGAGCGCAGCCGAGGCCTTAACCGGTTCATCGGCGATCTTCTCGAACTCGGCTACCGTCTCCTTGACTGCTTTGCCGGTGGCTTCCCGCATCGACACAGCAGCCTGGGTGATGCCCAGGAAGCTTTCACCTGCGATCTTGCCATTCCCGGCCAGCTGCGCCAGAACCTCAGCAGCCTGCCCAGTCGTGCCGACGATTGCGCCAACCTGGCGAGCCATACCTCCAAGCTGCCCAGCGCTAACCCCGGCGTAGTTGCCGGTCGCAATCAGCGACTCGCTGTACTCATCCTGCTCTTTGGTACCCTTGTAGTAGGCCACGCCGAGCGCGCCGACGGCTGCTGTAGCAAGAGCGATAGGAGCCAAGATGCCGAGCAGACCGGCAGCCGAAGCACCGGCACCTGCGCCGAGCTGAGCAACAGCGCGTACACCGCTCCCCCAGTCACCAGAGGACAGCGCATTCCCCAACTGGACGACGTTTTCCTGAGCTTGGCGGGTGCCAAGACGCAGCTTGTCGAACCCCGTGGCGGTCTTTTCGAGCTTCGCGTAGTCCTTGTCGATCTTGCTCAGCGACGAATTGAACTCGTCCTGACTGATCCGGCCGGCGTCCAGATGCCTGCCCAAATCTTCGACTTGCTTGTCCAGCTTCGCCAGTGCCGCGCGGGCCGGGTCAATGGCGCCCAGAAGACTATTCAGGGCCTTCTGCTCATCCATGGTGGATTTCGCAAGGGCTACCTGTTGCTTGTCGAGCTGAGCGGTAATCTTGGTGAATTCAGCCTCGCCATAGGCCCCGGTCTTGGTCAGTTTGGCGAGAGCGTCTCTCTGCTTTGCTAGGTCCTGGGTGGTTTTTGCGCCGGTGGACAGCGACTTCTCCAGGGCCTGCATTTCGTTCATCAGCGAAACAGCAGATTGCTCGGCCCGGCCACCGGCCTTCGCCATTTCATCCAGACTCGTTTTGGCCTGGATTGCGTCGGCCGAGTCGATCTTGACGCCGAGTTCTGCAATGTTCATCGACTCACCTTGAATAGGTGCCCGTTCTCACGGGCGGTTATCACGTAACGCAGCCATTACGGCGATCGCTTCCGACTCCATCACACGGATGTCCTGGAAAACTGTCGGCCGGTCCTTTGCAGGAACCCCGACAAGGCGCATCACGCTAGGCAGCACGCCATAATCAAGACCAGTTGCGCCGCACGCGCCGGTGCGCCACTGCGTTCCCATGGCATCCATGACAAGAAATGACGGCCAGGCGTCCGGCCAGACTTCGAACGTCTCGTCATAGTCTTCAGGGGAAAACCCGAATACCGCCAATTGCTCGGCGGTTGCGGCTGGCTCGTAGAGCGCCCGGGCGGCGGCCGTCAGTTTCCCAGGCGAGCCTTGCCAAAGGCGTCGCTGTACGCCTTAACCACAGCATCAGAAACACCGATGCAGCTCTTCACCAACGCGGTGATGGACTCGTCGTTCAGCTTGTCGCTGAAACCCCAGGCCACGACCAGATCCCGAACTTGCTCGACACCCTGCTCGACTTCCGCCTGGGTGATATCGGAGATGGTTGGTTCAGTGCCTTTGAAGCGTTCGTTCAAGGCTTCAGCCTTTGCACTCCAAGCGTCAAACAGCTCAGCCAGGGCGGTGCGGTCGCGGTATTGAAACGTGAAAGGGACCATGACCGGCTTGCCACCCACCTGGGGTATCGCTACGTCGACCGTAAAGGTCGGCTTCGGCGCGATTGAAAACTTTGCCATGAGGCCTCCTTAGGCGTTGTAGCGAGTTGGACGGGACGCGAACGACAGGGTGATGGTCCGGGTCATGATGTTGTTCCGGCTCAGCGTCGGCGTCGCAGTGATCGACACGTAGGCGTAGTAGAGGATGGTCGAGCCAGACGGGAGATTTGCGCGGATCAGCCGCGGCTCCTTGTCTTCGTCCGCAGCCTCAACGACCGCAACGAACGGCTGATTGGGATCATCTGCCACTGGCAGCGTCATGCTGCTGGCCGATTTCGTGGTCGGGAGCTGACGGTCGTCGTCATCCTCCAGGAAGCCGTAGGTCAGGAATTGCTGTTCACCACCGTTGGCGGCCGGCTCAGTGATCTGGGAAATTTGAATAAAACTGGACGCAGCTCGGACAGAGCCGGCGCCAGAACCAGCCGGGAAACTCTTGACGTTGGTGGTGTTGATCCCTTCCGCGGCGAAGTCGCCGACGTCAGAGTCAATGACCCGGGCCGGACGACCATTGAGTTTCGCCCAGCCCGAGTCAACGACGATGATGTCGCCATCGGCCAGGCCATGGGCCGCTGCGGTCAAGACAGCCGGATTGGCGTTGGAAATTGCAGTGAACGGCTTCGCAGCGCTCATGACGCTGGCGATTTCGAAGGTAGTGCCGTTGGGAATCGAGACGCTCATGGGTTTTCCTCTGTGCAGAAATGACAAAACCCGCTCAATGGCGGGTTCGGGGGTTGCCCAACGGGCGAATTATTTGGATGGTTTGCTATTCAGGAATTCGACTGTTCTCGTACTCCTCGAGCGGCAATCCTGACTCGGAACCGACGACAACACCGGTCAGCCCGCAATGAGGGCAGCAGGCGTGTTTCTCGTCGTGCCACTTCGTGATCTGAGCTGGTTTTGACCATTGACCGCAGGCGCTGCAAATACATTTTTCGCTCGCGTTGATTTCCTCACGGTTGTTCCAACCATGATCTTCGGCTGACTGATCCAGCCATTGTAGGTGCGCCTTTGTTGCATCATCCATGGGCTAGTCCTGGTCACCTCTACTCATAACGCGATTCTAACTCGATGCCGCTCAGTTGGTGTCGGCTCGGTACTGGAACGACACAGGCAAGGCGAACGCCGTGTCTTCGGTCTGTTCAGGCCCTGGCTCAACTGGCGTCATGATCAAGGCTGTGAGGCCGTTGCGAATCAATCGGTCGTTGAGGGGGTATAGCGCTGCAAGTTCGTCGGCAATCGTCTCGGCGCCGGATGGGCCGTTGCCGGCAGGCGTCACGATGGTGATCTGAAACAGGCCAGTGTACAGCCGGTGCGCACCGGCGAGGTCGTTGCTGTCGGTACCGGCGGGAAGTAGGAACGCGCGCAGGTACGTCTCGCCGTTGCTGGGGGTAAACGCAACGTTCTGGTAAGCGACGCGCAGCGCGGGCATTCGAGCACTCGCCCAGGCGCTCAAGCGAGACTCCAGCAGCGAGCGGATGATCTTGTGGCTCATACCTGGTTGTTCCTGATTGCCTCCAGCACGATCTGCTGGAAGCGGGCCACGGTTACCCGAACCATGCCGCCGGGGGCCTGGGTGGAATGGCCGAACTCCAGCGGAATCGCGTAGGGCAAATTGTTGACGATATAGGCCATCTGGCCGGCAGTGAAATCACTCATTGCGGCCACCAACGCGGCAGTGGTTTGGGCGCCACTTGGGTCTACCTCGTCGAAGGTGACGCTCTCGACGACGCCCAGCGATATGTGCCAGTTCGCCCGGAACCGGCCGCCGACGTAGCCTTCCGGCGCGATGATATCCATCCCGTCGTTGAGCTTGCGGCCTTTCTTGAGCCTGCCGCCCTTCGTGAGGTTTTCCGGATCGCTACGCAACGCGCTGTTGTGATCGTCGACGGCCTTGTTGTACTCGGTCGCTACAGCGTTCTGCGCCCAAATCTCCGGGTTTCCCACGGGAGACATGCGGATCAGGCTGCTACCGACCTCGATGATGATCTCGCGCACACTGGCATCAATTGCTTCGCTGGTCTGGGCGGCGAATTCAGCCAGGCTTAGGGCGAAGCTGCCGGATTGGCCGGCGCCTGCCCTGCTCACGACCGCACCTGCAGCTCGTAGAGAATCGGCGTGCCGGCCGGGCTAATCTCTTTCAGTGGCGGAATGATCGACCATGTGCGCCCCTGAACGATGACTTTGTTCAGAAGATTGGGAGGCCAGTCCAGGCCCTGCGCAGCGATCTTGAGCTTTTTGTCGCCAACCTTGATGAGGCTGTTGGCTTGGAATTCTTGCCCGGTGAAGTCGAGCAGGATGCCCTGGGCGGTCTGCTCAGCGACGGTATCCGGTGGCACGGTGCCTGTGCCAGGGTCGTATTCGCCGACCTTGATGTCCCGAATGATCACGGGCTGGCCGAACTCTGTGATCATGTCCAGAGCCATCACGGCCATTTCGTCGTAGAAACTCATGCTTGACCACCCGGAGAAGAAATTGACTAACGACCAGAAGCGACTGCTCCTGATAGATGCGGCCACCGCACTTCAGGATGCCCAGCTGGGGCGCAGCGATGAGAAATTAATGTTGAAACTGAAGGCAAGAGATGCGATCGAAAAGGCCCTTGCAGGCACCGTCGCTGAGTCAATTACTTCATGGCTCCAAAATGAAATCGCTCCCCACTGCGAACCATTCAGTGAAGGGCATTTTTACAGAATGGTTATTCTTTCGGGCGCAGTGGCAAAAGGAAAAGAAGGGCTAATGGAGGTGTACGGTGAGCAAATTTTCCAAGTTGACCTTGGACTCTAAGCTCTTACTGCGAACAACCCACGGCGCTGTAGATAGTCGGCAAACTGCGTAGCGCTCGGCCGATCCGGCGCAGCTGGCAACAGTCGCCCGCTGGTGTTTGAAATAGTCGCGTACTCGCGATCAACTGCGCCTTCAACACGCTCACGGGTAATCGCACCTTTGCGCTGCTCGATCGGATCAATGTCATCGGCATGGATCTCGGCAGCCAATGCCATTTGGCCGTACTGGATGCGAGCCGGCAGATAGTTGTCCGGCTTTATCTCGCAATCCAGTTGGACGCCCCGGCGCGGCCAAGCCAGAGCCTGCTCGCTGCTCATCTTTCGACCTTTCCAGGTCATTCCATCCATCGCCAAGGCGGACCGGCGAAGCAACGCTTCTTGCGCGGGCGCATCAGCAGGAATGACGACGCCGAACTTCACGGCATACAGCACCAGGTCCTCGGCGCTCGCGTAGCTTTCGGCGTCCGGCTTCCCAGTGCCGTCCTCGATGATGAGTGTCATGGATCAACTCGCTGGATTGGTTTGAATGATCGGCCAGGGCCGAAGTATTACTCTTTCGAGAGGTCAGCTACAGCCTTTTCCAGCGACTCAACCGAAGCATTGGCCCGGTAGGTCACGCCTGCCTCATCGAGTTTCGCCTTGAGGGCTGAAGCCCTGTCCTGTTCGGCCTTCGACCGGTCGGCCGCCGACTTCAGGCAGGCAACCTCAGCGCGCAGTACTTCAACCTCGCCAGCCAGACCGTCGCGCTCATCCTTGATTGAGGCGATTCCGGCATGAATGGCGGTCAGCGCATCGAACAAGCGAATGGGCAGTTCACCGGAGCCTGGGTGTTCTGGCAGATCCATGCTTTCGGCACGCTCGATCAGCGTCGCGATGCCGTTGCGCTCGACGCGCAATTGATCGATCAGTTCGGGCAGACCGGCTTGATCTACCTGATCAACGACCAAAACACGCTGCGGCGCCTCGACTACCGAAACATCGACACCTCTCGACTCGTAGGCTTCGACAATCTTGGGCCAGTCACCAACCACGACCACCTGGGTTGCGCCGGTTTCTGGCCGGTCGAAGTGCTCCGGGTTGCGATAACGCTTCTCCGGATCAAATCCGGTCTTCTGCGTTGAGTAAATCAGTTCCATGAGGCTCTCCAAAAGCGGCCCAAGCTGGCACCGCTCATTGCTGGTCATTAAGGAGTGGCGGTAAGGTCGATCAGGACGCCGGCGGTGACCTTGTCGCTGGTCGCGTATTTCGTCCAGTTCGCGCCGGCGCCGATGGAGGCAAGGTTCGGGTTGATGCCACCAGTGGAGTCCTTCCAGCTGTACCCCAACAGGTCCATGTTGAAAGTGCCCTCGGCGCGGAAGCCCATCGCCAAGTTTTCCTGGGTGTCGATGTTGTACGACCGGAACCCAGGTGCTTGCGATTCGGTGATTTTGATCGCGCCAGCCTGCAGGCCGAAGATGGTGTCGGCTGGAATGGTGTCAGACACCAGAACCGGCTTGCCCATCGTGCCTGGCTGGCCGCCGTAGATCACAACACCGGCTTCCTCGTAAATCTTGTCCGTAATGGCTTGGTCAACCATATCGAAATAGGTTGCCGAGTCCATGGTCCACAGCGCGATACGACCGAATCGGTCGCCAAACTTGCGCATGCCTTTGGTCAAGGCCTTTTTGCCGTCGGTGGCAAAATTGGCGGTGGTGACCATGTTGGCGTTCGCGCCAATAGCAGCTTTCAGCGCGGCCATCGCGTACTGGATGTAGCCTTCCAGTACTGCGTCGGCGTAGTCCATGCCGACCAGCTCGGAAAACTCTTCCGGAGAGCGTGCACGGCGCTTGAACGCCTCTTCCGTTGTTTCGTAGGGGCCGTATTTGAACGGAACCTTCACGCCAACCATTTCGCCGGAACCGATCTTCTGACCAGCAACAGCCGCAGTCGAGTTGACGTCACGATGCGCGATCGAGCCGCCGAGCTTGTAGAAGGCACGCTTTCGCAGATCGCCCTCGATCAGTTCGTTTTCCAGCACGAGAGCGCCGTTCGACGATGCGTTGAACACGTCGATCACGTCCTGGATACGCTCCAGGTAGGCGGTTTGGGCAAGATCGTTGTAAACGATCATGTCCGAATTGACGGTAGTCGCCATGGGTTACTCCATTATTTGGGCAATTTCAGGTAAGCGTCCTGGCCGTTCTTCGTGATGAAGTCACGCTTGGCCACAGACGTCATTTCGGAGCGCTTCAGTGCGGCATTACCGCCACCCCCGCCCGGGGCATTGGTTCCTGAAGCCCTAGGCCACAGATGAGGCGCGCTTTCGCGCAGGGATTCCGCCCATTCGAGCGGGCTCAGAGGGGTCTTACCGTCTTTGCCGAGGATGGCCTGACCATCTTTGTCGACGGCGACGGCTTCGCCCTCTTCGTTGAGCGTGAACTGGCCTTTGGCGCGCAGAATCAAATCGTCCGCAGCTTCCGGCAGTGCCCCGGCCTTAATGGCTGCGGAGCGGATGGAGTCGCCCAGGACCTTGTCCCGGAACTTGCCGGCGAAAGATTCGGCTTTTTCAGCGCGATCCTTCTCGGCTTTCAGTTGCTTGTCGAAGTCGCCACGCAGGCGCTCGGTGCGCTTGGTGAACACCTCGTCAATCTTGCCTTCGGTAAGGAGCTTGGTTTCCTCGTCCTGGCCCGCCTTCGCAAGCAGGCCTTTAACGGCATCGATGTTCAGCCCTTCGAACTGGCTTTCAAACTGCGTGAGCCGGCCAGTGGTGTCTTTCAGCTTGCCGAGCAATTCGGTGTTTTTAGTCTTCAAACCCGAAACGGATGTCTCAACGGCAGTCGCGATAGCGGCCTTGATTGCCGGGTTTTCCAGGTCGATTTCAGTTTCATCTGTCACTTGATAGACTCCTAGCGCCGCCTACACGGCCTAAATTAGTTTTTGTTGAAAACTCTCAAGCAAGGACCGCCTCATGAAAGATCTAGACCTTCGCACGCATATTCTTTTCTGTCGTTTCACCAAGGGTGGAGACTTAACTTCCGAAATAATAAAAGCTCACAAGCTTATTGAAAAAGCGGAGGACTCCGTTGTTGAAACAGCTAATGAAACAGTAAAAAGAAGTCTGCGAAAGCCGCCCAAGATGCAGAAACTTCTACCAAATATTGCAGCGTGGGTTTGGGAGGCATCACATGCTCTTACTGAGCTGAGAAACATCGCGGCACATGATCAGCAGGTGCTTGAGTCACCCCATCCCCTCGCATTGCCTAAGGCAGTAGAGAAATTTATTGACGTAGTTACAAGCAACACAACTGGAACCAACTTCGAACTTTCGAACAAGGTCAATTTATCCGCATTCGAAAGAGCATCTTTCACTCTTTTTACAGAACTCTTGGAACACGTTAAAACTTCACCGCTGCCACCGGGATCCATTCCACTAAACGGCCTTCACTACGGGGAACCTCCGCAAGACCCAACCGAAGCCCTATTTCAAAGCGTGACACAGTAGCGCCCTATTTCATCCCAGCCCTTTCGAATGCCAATGGCTCAAGCCCCTTCATTTCAGCCAGTGTCAGCGGCGCAAAGTTGCGATCAAGCTGCAGCTCTGCGAAGCGTTGGACACTCAGCCCGCCCTCACGGAACAGCTTTGCCCGTACCGGGCCTATGGCAACGTCCTGGAACGAAGCAGGCTGTTGCTGCAGCCAGTGGTAATAGTCGAGGCCTGCGCTGACCTGGCCTGCGCCATCGGCCCCAACTGACGCCCGCGTAGCGCCCTTGGCGAACATCTCGCTGAGCTTGGTCAGCAAAATGAATGTGGTGCGGCAGTTCGGGTGAAACGGTGGCCGGGGGCCGGAGTCGACCGGGAAACGCCGCTTATCCATCGAGCGACATTGCTGGCTGGTCTTGCTGTCGAGCGTGGCGACCATTTCAACTTCGGAAACGATATCCGTGTTGGCCTTGGCCACCTCCATACGCGCCTGGGAGGCCACATGCTGAATAGCGGTGTGCACTACCGTGCTGGCGTTGCGATTGGTGGTGGCCAGGACACCGTCTTTGTAACCTGCGGCCTTGGTACCGCGAATATTGCGGATGACCTGGAAGTTCGTCTGCCCTTCGAAGAAGCCCTGCCGAATGGTGCCAGTAACTCGTTCGCGCTCGGCGGTGGTCCAACCCTTGATGAACGACTTCAGCAACTTGCCGCCGCCGGTTCCGCGCACGCTAAGTGGATTCGTCAGCACCGCTGCCCTGATCGCAGTCAGCGTCGGCGCAGCCACATCAAACGACACGCCGACTGGCGCAGACCTGGCCAGGCTCGTCACCTCAAACTCGGCTTCGTAGTTGGCAATGTCGATCAGGTCGAGATTCAACTGGACGCTGTAGCGGTCGAAGATGCCCAGCAGCAGGCTATCGACTTCCTTCAGCAGCGCTTCAAGACGCTTGAGGTTGTACTCGGTCAGGTCCGACTGGGTGAGCCTGTCACGAATCGAGCGGTCAATCTCCTTGAGGAACGGCGCGAACTTGCCGACCTCACCTGCCTTCAGCTTTTCGAGGAAGACCGCGTGCCGGATCGTGGCGTCAAGGATTGCTTGGTTTGCCGCCATTTGGTGTTACCTCATCGTCCAGGCCCAGGCCGTCGCCCTGCTCCTGAAGCTCACCATCGATCTGCAGGTCTGTGCGCTCCGGGGCAATCAAGCCTAGTTTGCGCAGATAGGACCGAAGGTCTGCCTTCGCGAATCCGCCGTTCTGCCACAGACCAACCAAGGCCGTGATCATCTGCGGATCAGCCGTCAGCTCGACGAACTCCTGATTGACCTGGTACGCGACCTTGTCGGTGATGCCCATGTAAAGCCCACACCACATGATTGCCCGGGTGTAGGCCTCGCTGACGTTGGCCACGCAACCGGCCAGGACCGATGTCGACGCAGACTGATCGCCGCGGGACTCGGTAGCCGTTTTGGCTGCCAGCGACGCGACGACCATTCGAGCGCCCAGTTCGATCATCATCTGGTTTTTGTCGTTCATGGCCTCCCTGACCAAGGTGTTGGGCAGTGGCTGCGCGAACCCAAACTGGCCGCCGGCCGGAAGCAGCATCGGCGCCCGGGAGCCAACATAAACGCCGTTTTTCTCCATATGGTCGCGCCACTGCTCATCAAGGCCAGAGATCCACGGCTGAGCCTGACCGCACCAGAAGACACTGTCCTCATAGTCAGCGCTGTTGCGGTAATGCCCCAGATTGATCATCGCGAGATCGTAGAGCGGCGACTCATCGATAGTTGGATCGTTGTTCTGTGCGCCGATGAAGGTGAACGGGATTTCCTTGAGGCGCCCGGTAATGCCTTCCGGCGTGAATGTCTCGGCGACCTCAAGCGGACCGCCACCTCTCGGGCCAGAGCGGCGCCAGACTCGACAGATAAAGCCCTCATCCTCAAGCGCGAGCTCGCGGAACTGCTCGACAGCTTTGAACCCGAAGCCGTCCTTGATTTCCAACATCTCCTGCAACACAACCATGGTCAGCACGTTGTGCCCATTCACCATGCCGGTGCGCCAATTTATGATGTCCTCGGCGCAGTACGACAGGATCACGGAATGGCCACCAACGCCCTTGTCCTGATGGTAATCGACGTACAGACCGTGACGACCGGCCTCAAGCACCTTTTCCAGCGTGCCTTGCGAGTGCTGGTAGATGCTCACCCCGGATCCGTTGGCGTTGTCCTGCAAGTACTCCAACTTCTTCGGCGAGGTCAGCGTCGGGTCTTTGTGGAAGGCCAGGCCCAGCAAGCCATTGCGTGTGTGGCCGGTGGCGTTTTTGAACACCGCCCGCTCGCGGTAGGACTTGTTCCGGTCGATGTTTTCCGGTGACTTGTCGTGCGCGTTGATGTACGGCAGTCGAGAAACAACCCGGTGCTGGCCGGCGCAGACATCGCGCACGGTTGCCCAGCGCTCCAGCGCTTCGATGTAGTCCGCCCGCTTGAAGGAGACGTCGTTGCTCATCGGGCGAATCCCATTTTGATTGCGGTGACCGGCTTGATAATCGGGTACTCGCGGTGAATGAAGTAACCGCCGCCATCGTTGGCGTGGTCATTGCCCTGGCTCTTGTCCGGCTCGCCGTTGGGCGCCCAGATTTGCTGTTCGAGGCCGTCGGCGTACGTCGGGCAAGTGAACGGGTTGACCAGGTAGCGCCGCTCGCCCTGCGCATTGCAGAACATGGCGTTCATGGCGTTGATCCGATCCTTGACCGGAGGGTTGGCCGCCGGCGCGATGACCGTGAAGCCTGCCTGCCTGAGCATGGCGATATCGGTGACGCTGGCGTTGACCGACTTGCGTGAATCACCGGAGGCGTCCGGATAGATCCGGATCTCGCAGGTCTTCTTGTAGTCGTTGCCGGTGTGTTCCCAGTAGCGTTCCTTGATGCGACGGATCATGTCCGGCGTGTCGTAGCCATCCATCAACTCATCCACCGCGCGGGGCAGGCCCTGGTCGCGCTTGACGTGAGTGACTGCCGCCATTTTGCCAACGTTGAAGTCCATGCCGATAAACAGAGGCTCACCCGGCTGCACAGTGTCAAAGCACTGATTCAGCTTGCGGTCATACGTGTGGTAGATCGATCCAGACGTCAGGTTGACGAACTGGCCATTCAGGTACGCGAGGATCAGCTGCGGCGGATACGACTCCATCAGCGATTCGATGTAGTCGCTTGGCAGGTTCAGCTCGTTGTCGAACGTGCTGGCTTGCACCAGGCCGTACATCTCATTCAGCTTCGGCTTGTCGCGGAGCTGCTTCACAAATTGCAGGAAGACGAACTTGAAACCTTCCGGCGTCGTGGTTACGTCCACCCCGTTCTTCAGCCCAGGCAGGTTGTAACGCATCCGAGCGATGATCTTGCGCCAGGCTTGCTGAGCTTTGATCGACGTCAGCACGTCCAGCTCATCCACCAGGGCGTGGCCGATCTTGAAGCCCACAATGGTCTGCGGCTTCTCCATCGACCGGCAGATCACAGTGCCGCGGCACTGCCGGCCGCTGTAAATGTGAACCTCATGGTTCGCCTGGTTGATCTTTGTCTTCAGCCCCCAGTCATAGGCCACCTCATCCATAGTTGGATAGAAGATGTCCCGGATCTGCGGGTAAGTCGGTGCGAAGTACCCAGCGTTGACGCCAGGCCACTCCATGAAGTGTTTGCTCAGCGCCGAGCAGCCCACCCAGGTCTTGCCCGAGCCGAACCCGGCCACGAAAGCGCGAAACTTGTGGGGTAGCGTGAGGAACTGAGCCTGGGGAACGTTAAGGCTCGGCATTCGGCTTCCTCGCATCCACGACATCGACCTGGATGCGGGTCGGGATCACTGGTTCGTCGCCAGACTCCTCCTTGCGGGAGCGGTTGACGAACATGTCGCCCGTCTCTTTCGCTGCCTGCTCCAGGATCTGCATGGCGAGCACGATGTTCTTCATCGACTCTGCCTTCTCCACGAAACGATTCATGGCACGAAGCCGGAAGGCGCGGTTGGCGATCGGGATCTCTGCCGTCTCTTCGCGGAAACGCTTGCGGGTGTCGTGGAACAGGGTCACCCACTTCTTCGCCAGGTCTCTCCCTGCACGCTTGGTCGGGTCCTGGGCCTCGCATTGCTGACGGGTCACCTCAAGGCCAAATTCCTCTCGGACGGCTGCGGCAACCTGAGACGGGGTGTCGAAGCACGCCAAGGCCTGAACGATGAAGCCTTTCACCTCATTGTTCAGGACTGCCATAGGTTAAATTCCGTCTTTGGTCTGTCAGGGGTCAGGCCAATCTGAGCAGACAGGTTCCGCAGGCCCTCGATATATTCAGTTTCCCCACCTCGGCGGGCTTGTTTGCAGCGTCGACCAGCAGCTGAACATCCGGGCTCGCCCCATAGCGACGCACAACGCCGACGAACTCTTCGACGTCGTGCCCCTGAAGCTTGATCTTCGGCGCACCGTCCTGGGTGAATGCTGGTTGGTCGTACTTGTCGGTCGCATGAGCCAGGTGATACAGCTCATGCTCGATCAAGGCGCAGAAGTCGAGATCGCTGCACTGAGCACAGTAATCAGCAGCCAAGGTGATGATGAAGGTTGGCACATCGCCAAACCAATCACGCATCTGTTGCTCCATCCGGGCTTTCTGCCAGCCACCGGCGCGAAACGCTACCTGCTCGGCCTGACCCAGGACTGTGCGCCCCTGCTTGTTGAAGCTCGACGAGGCCCACATAACCTGGATGTCTGCATCCAGTAAGTGGGCATGATCTTCGTTGTGGATGCTGCCAGTGTCGGCAAGGATCTCGGCTTGGAGCCACTCCCACACTTCTGGAGCCGGGGTCAGGCGAATGCCGAGTTCGGAAAGGCCCGACAACTCAAGCAGTGATGCCGGAGGCATTGGCCTGTGCATATGGAGTGAATCCTGTGTGATCAAGCCACACAAGTGCGAAAAACTACACGCAGTTGAGTGGCGGGCGTGATGCCCGAGTGCTTCAATCTATCCGCACTTTAAAAAGGAGATGTGCAATGGAGTTCCTTAAACCGCTCAGTATCTTTTCCCTGGGCTTTTACTCGGCAATCGGCGTCGCCGCATTGGTCGCCCTGTACTTTCTATTCTACGGTGCCAGGTGTGCTGATTCGTGGATGAAGCAGCAGCCAATGCCAACCGATCGAGTATGGGCCTATGTCGTCATTGCGGCGCTTTTGGGGCTGTGTATCGGGAGCTTTGCACAGGGGTTAACCGAAATCCATGCCGAATGCGCAGCCTACGGTCAACCTGTGGGTCCATGTTTCTTTAAGCACATCAGTCCATAGGCGTTTGAAAGCAGCCCGGCTGAAAGGCACGTTCGATCGCCTCCCAGTCGGGTTGCTTTATTGTCATTTGAAACTCCGAATACAAAAAAGCCCCGCACTCGGCGGGGCTTCTCTTTATTCAACCTTTGCTAAAAGCTCAAGATTGAAAACGTCACCTTTAACTTGTTCGTTTTTATCGAACCACTTGCAGCCCGCAACAAGCTTTTGGGTGCGATCATTTTGACCTATCTCCGACACAGTCATCGCAGGTCCACCGCTTTTAAGCGTCACCACATCACCTACCGATATCTCCGACATTTCATAGCTCCTTTTTTGATGAAATTACTACATTGGGATGAGTAGATGTCATTTCAATGGCACAACCACTTAATCCGCATCCAGCAGCACATCGATCAACTTCTGCTCGCCCAGGCGCATGGCACCCAAGCATTGCAGGTCGTCGCACTTAGGCCCCAACCCGAATACGGTTACCTCACCCTTCGCGCCGATCAGGGTCAGGGCACCTACAGTGCATTCCGGGTGTTCGCCGGCATCCAGGTCATCGGCAATCTTGCGCAGGGTCTTGGCTGCGTCGCGCCACCCCTCACGCTTTAATTCAACAATCTTCATGCTCATGCGGTTACCTGCTGCAGCCACTCTTCGATAATCCGGCGCACCACTGCCTCGGTCAGAATGGCTGAGGGCTTGTCGCCGTTGATAATCGAGCGAACCAGAGCATGCGGGATTACGTGGGCACCATCACTGGCTACCACCATCAGGTGAGGACGCTGATCGGCAATGTCGTGGACGGTCGCAGTCATTTGATCACCATGATGTGGGTCTGTGCATGGGCGTGGCCGTGAAGCAATCCGACGATCAGCCCTTGTGACAGTCCGGCACTCTTGGCGGCGTCCACGGCATCAGCAATGGCCTTGTCGAGAGCGCTTACCGCAGTGTTGATGTCCTGGCTCATCGGGAGCGCGTGGCGAAGACGGGTTACGTTGGTCATGCACCCTCCAGGGAAACCACGGTGATCTCACCCCAGACTGGGTGGAAGTCGACATTCTCTCCGTCGGATGACTTGAGCGGCTGGTCGGCGACTACAGCGATGCCAGCTTTCGTGTCGCACCAGATCACATGAGTCACTGGCTGACCATCAATGATGACTTCCCGCCGCCCTCGCCCGTCATCCAAACTGTGGACGTGTTCGCCTGATTGGTCCCCCATGATTATCTCCAGTGTCGCGACACAATTTGCTGATACGCGAAACGTGTCGCGACTTACGGTTTCTTGTCGCAACCCATGCAGTGCTCACAGTTCAGATGGCGGCATAGCCAAGCCTTGACCCGCTGCCAGTACGTGACCATGAACAAGTGGCGGACACCGGCCAAGGCCAATGCGATGTGCAGTGTCAAACCAGCAACGGTCGGCCCGAACAGAAAGCTGTTGTGCCCAGTTGTGACCACGTAGGCGCTGATGGCGATCGTTGAGTAGATCAGCTTCCCAAGGATGCCGTCCCTTACCTTTCCACTCACCACGCACCAGAACGCCCACAAGGCAATGAAGCCGCAGGCGATGGAGTTGATCATTTCAAGCTTCATGGTGGATTGCCTCCCCCGAACCGCTGGCGAATGAACGCCCAGAGGTCAGCGGCTTTGATGGCCCGGGTTATGGCGGCGATGAGTGAGCCACCGAAGGTGCCCAGCAGGAAACCAACACCGGCAACGCTGCGAGGCTCGACCACTCCGAAGTAGGAGCTGACCAGGCCTGTCAGGTAATGGGCGCATACTGCACCCGAGAAAATGAAAATGGCCCAGGCCTTTCGGTCTACCAGGTCATCGCGGTGCCAGAAACTGGCGGCGATTGCGCCGAGCAGTCCGGCAAAAGCCCAGTCGAGCTTATCGAACAGGCGCTGTAGAAACTCCATGCCTTCGACTCCGACTGTGCATGATGGAAGAAAAATGGCCTACGTCGGCCCGGGCATTGCCAGAAAACAAATAACACATAAGTGTTGTACCAACACATAAGTGTTGTAGAATGGAGTCATCCAAACAACGAGGCGAGGTGATGAAGTTCAGCGAGTTCAGACGATGGTTGAAGGCCCAAGGGGTGACCTTCGAAGCAGGCAAAGGAAGCCACTTCAAAGTCACCGCCCCAAACGGCAACAGGACAACCTTCGCGGACCACGGATCCAAGGAAATGCCGGAACCGACCCGCAAGGCGATCATTAAACAACTGGGGCTCTGATGAGCCCCTTCACCACATCTGAATGCTGAGCGATCACCTCCAAAGGAGTGACCATGTACGACTATTCAATCCGCTTCGAGCAGGACGGTAGCGCTCCAGGCGTTGCCGTTTTCTGCCGTGACCTGCCAGAGCTCAACAGCTACGGCGACAACAGGGAGCACGCTATCCGTGAGGCTCTGGACGGGATCGAAAGCGCCCTCTCCATCTACGTGGATGAGCGCCGTGCGATTCCGCAGGCATCTGCCCCCCAGGAAGGCGAGCACGTCATTCATCTTCCCGCGGTGACCGTGGCGAAGATCGCACTGTGGAACGCAATGATGGAGCGAGGCATGCGCAAAGCCGATCTGTGCCGGCTGCTGGATGTTCGCCAGGCCCAGGGCGACCGCCTTGTAGACTTCCTGCATACGTCCAAGATGGATCAGCTGGAAAGCGCCCTGGCAGCCCTCGGCAAACGTCTTTCGCTATCGGTTGAAGCGGCGTAACCAGAAACAGAAAGGGCCGCTGCAAGTGCAGAGGCCCTGAATAGGTGCGCAGTCTTTCCCGCTGTCTGCCGAAGGCCTTCGCAACGTCAACGCCCTATTGCATCGATCTCGCCGCTCAAGTCTCGCGCCGCCCTGAAGCAGATGGTGAGGTCAGGGTGCGCGGGCTGCCGGTGTTTTTTCGTACGCCGAACTGTCCGGCTTATCGGCGTCCAGGCCTTCCCGAAGGCTGCCCTGGCTACAGGTGAATTCGGGCATAAAAAAACCCGACTCAGGGCCGGGTTTAGTCGAGGCTGAAAGCCTCAGATGGAGCGGGGAACTGCACCAGCAGCGATGCAGCTACACCAGATGGCAGATACCACAATTGCAACAGGCTTGAAGAACATTCCAGCGATGTCGGTGATTTCAGTCATCTTTCTACCCTCATCCACGAACGAAAAAACTGTCGCGGTCAGCATTTCTGGTGTAACGGAAAGCACGGCCATGAAGACCGCCAGTACAAACAGCGATGCCATCTGGGTAGCTGGTAGAGCTGCCGGAATCGAACCGTTCGCCCCCCGAAGCCATTTTGTCACTCCTCGATACGCGCAGGAATGACAGGATGGGTGAATAATGCGACATGGCGACATGACATTGCAAGCCCTTTTGAGGGACTATTTCATGCCGCCTCGCTTTCCAGCACTCCAGCTATCTCAAGCATGCGCTGCGCATCCATCAACGCCTCGTCCACAATCCCCTCCAAAGCATCCTTGATCGCCTTGTTCCAGCGCTGATAGGTTCGCTCCGTCAGGCCCTGGCTGTCCCAGTTGGTCATATCGTAGTTGGACGCGGCCAGGACGATCATTTCCCCGGGACGAGCCTCGGCGACTGCCTTTGCGTGACGGTTGGCGCGCTCCACCGCTTCTTGGGCCGCCTTGTTTCGCCAATCCCACTTCCCGCCGGCGTCTTCGATCCTTTCCGGCTCGGCGGCCTGGCGCACCTGCCGCTGGACGCCCTTCACTTGCTGCGGGACAGCCCAGACCAGGACCGCCTGCTGGGTGAACCGCTGGGGCGCGGGGCTCTTGATCACACAGACGAGCCTGCCGATTGAATCGACCTTCCTGCCCTTGTGGGTGCTGTACTTGGCAACCAGGGCGTTCCACTGCCGTGGCGTGAGTTGAGCATGGAGCAGCTTGTGGACGATGCAGTCGGCCAGCAGAGTGGCATCCTTACCGGATATCTCGCCCTTGGCTTGCTAGTCTGGACCTTCGGTTCGAAGTCGCAGCCACCGGCGGAGTTGATGGTCTCCGCGGCCAGGGCCCGGACCACTGCGGAAATAACGTTGCGATAGATCATGCTGCAGCCCTCTTCAGTTCGCGGGTCTTGGCCCTGTATTCGGCCTTTATGGCCTTGATTTCTTCCACGGTGTATTTGCGGGCCGGATGAGCCCCTTCCAGCCAAGCCACCTTGTCGGCGCCGATCCGCATCACCAAGCGGATGCGGTACTCGACTGCGTTGCCAGAAAGGTTCCGGTTGCACTTCACGCACTGGCGGTGGATGTTCAGCGGCTCGAAGCGCAGCTCGGGACAGGCGCCGACGGATCGGTAATGGCCTGCATCCCAGCGGCTTCCGGTCATCAGGTCGTTGTCGTTGGGCTGTGAGTCGCAGCTGATGCAAGGCAGATGCGCATCGCGCAGGCGGACGTACTCGTTCACCGCGGTCTGGGCCTCGCGCAGGTGATCCGCCCTGCTCTTCAGCTTCTCCTTGCGGACCTTGATCTCCCGGCGCTCGACCTGGGCAAGGGACTTGCGGGCCTTTTCCTGGTTCGCCTGATTAGTGGGCGCGTCGAGGATTGCGCAGGCTGGGCTGCATACGCGCTGGCCCAGGCGCTGTGGGACGAATGAGGCCCTGCACTCAGCGACGCGGCACTTCTTGGCGCGGGGTTGTTTGGCGGCGAGACTCATCGGCGCTCCTCCCGCTTCTGGCGCATGTAGAAGTTCGCCACCACCTCGGCCAGGAATCGGCAACCGAACTCAGAGAGCCCGCTGGCAAATTCACTGGCGGCTTCGGCCCTTTCTGCGTACTCACCATCCAGTCGAAGAGCGACGGCGCTGCAAAAGCTCCCAATGTCTTGGGCATCCATTTCCTTGACCAGCTTGTCCACGGACAAAAACACAGTCGTTTCCGTGGTAATTCCAAGTCCGTCGCTCATGCCGCCACCTCGCTCAGCAGATCGGAGAACACCACACCCTGGCCGGTGAAGTACGCAACCATGCGGTCGGTGTACTGGATACCCTGGGCGCGATTGAACAGGCTGGTCACTGGAAAACCGTCCGGGCCGAACAGCTTGTGCTCGCCCATCAAGGCCAGCTTCTCCTCGTACGGAAGGTGGCGCATCACCCGGTACCAAGCAGCCTGGAACCCTGAGTCCTCGTTCAGCAGGATCTGGACGCCGAAGTGCAATTTGCAGTACCGACGGGCGTCGCCGGCGTCGCCGATCTGGGTCATTTCGGAAATCCGCTTGTACATCGCGAACCACAGGGCGTTCTGGTCGAGCGTGCGGTCCTTGCCTGGCCGCAGGGAGACCACCACGAACTTCTTCGCCTTGTACATGGCAGTTAGGCTGGTGATGGCCTCGGATAGCTTGGCCTGGCAGTTGACGGAGATTTTGTCGGTCATAGGCACCCCGCAAAAGCTTCGAGCAGGCCCTGCTTGTCCTCGGCCAGCTTGTCGCGCTCTTTGCGAAGCGCCTCATTCTCGACCAGCAGTTCCAGCGCTACTTCCTCCATTGTCTGCTTGCCCAAGAACTCTTCCAGGGCCTGCGTGACGACCGGCCAGTCAGGAGCTGACACGCTCCAAGCGGCAACCTCGGCCCAAAGCAGATCCTTGAGTTTTTGTTTGTCGATGGTCATGTCCGCGGCTCCAATTCCTGGGCCTGCTTGATCAGCAGTGCGCGGCGATCCGCCAACTCGTTGGCAGCCTCAATCCGCATTTCGTCTTTTTTCTCAGCGCCAGCGGCACGCATCTCCAGCATCGAGGACTTCACCAGATGCAGTTTTTCGCGCAGGGCCGGAGCTGGCCGGGTGACAGCGCCAGTGAGTAAGCCCGCAATGGCTCGGCCATCCTCGGTGACCGGCACGACACTCAGGTCAGCCAAATATTTCTGGGCGCGATCCTGAGGAATGCGCTTCAGTTCCATAGCTTTGGTCACTGCCTGGATTCGGCGATTGGCGTCAAAGCCCACAGAGACGTGCCAGTTGACTGTCTTGGCGTCTTCTCGGGCCTGGCTGACGAAACGCTCGTAAGCGCTGATGAACGCCATGCGGGCGCCAACCTTGTCGCCGGCGTCGAGGACGGGCTTCGCGGCGGCCAGAGCCAGCTGGATTTCATCGGTCAGCACCACGGTTTCGAACTCGTCATTTGTGGTCATGGCAATCGCCCAGGCTTCGTCCTTCCCCGGGCGGCCGTCGGCAATCTGAACGCGCTGGAGAATGTCAGCCATTGCCAGCTTGCCTTTCACCTCGAAACGGCAGGCCTTCAACGCGGCTTTCACGACCGGCACCGGGTACGCACAGAGGTCTTCAGCCATCATCGCCGCGGTGCCAGGATTCATTTCCTGGCCCATAGCCTCGGCGGTGGCGCAGATAGCAGCGGCCAGGCCGGCGACCTGCTGGTCGTTCATTTCAAAGATACTCATTGCGGTCACCTCCTTGGCGTTTTGCCAAAACCATCTGGGCGGCCTGCTCCGCTGCGGAGAGGTTCGCCTCGGTCCGCTCCATCTGGCGGGCTGTCGTCCCGTTGACGCGCTGACCGGTCACCCACTGGGTGTGATAGCTCTCCGCGTTGGCCAGCAACTCGTTGAGGCTGTGGCACTTGCGGAGAACGGCGGCATCGCTGGTTTTCAGAAAGTGAGCAGCGACGTGGTGGGCGACATCGGCGCCCAGGCGGTCGACAAGCTGACCGAGCTGGCCGCCAACCTTGGCGTTCCACACCGGCCAAGTGCTGTAGCGCTTGCGGTAGGCCATGGCGTAGTTCGCCCAGACCTTGAAGGTTTTGCAGGATTGGTCTTTGGGGCCAGGCATGTCGGCGGGTATCTCGACCCGTGGCCCCTCAGTGCGATCGACCACCAGAACCAGATTGCGGGCCGGCTTGTCCGGGCTGCCTTGCAAGTCCTGACCGGTATCCTGATTGGTACCCTGATGATTGGTATCCTGATTTGTCGGAGATTTTTCCGACCCTTGCCCGGATTTTTCTCCGACCTTGATCGGATTTTTTTCCGAGGTAGATCGGATTTTTTCCCGACCTTCATTCTTTGGTGGGGTCGGATATTTTTCCGACCCATCAAGCTTTTGATTCCACTCGATCGCCTTTTCGGTCAGGCGGAACAGCGTGATATTCGAAGTGCTGGAAAGCTCAATCAAACCGGCCTCTTCCAGGGCCTTCAACATCCGGTAAGCGGTATCTGGCTTGTCGGTGAGCAGCGGTAGCTCCTCGATGATCTTGGCCTTGCTTAGCGCGAAGAAGATCCCGTCGTCGGTCTTGATTGGCTTGGTCCAGCTCGGGCAGCCGTAGACGAAAGCGAACAGCAGGGCCTGCTGAGAATTCAGCCCCCACTCAAGCGCCTTCACCTGGTTTATCGTGACGGTGTACTGCATTTCAGGCCTTCCCGACTAGTTTGGCCAGCTCAGGGAAACGATCCACGTACCAATGAGGCTGTGTTTCGCGGGGGCATTGGGGGCTGGTGAGGTTCTTCCCATAGGCCAGGCCTTTGTCAGTCACCGACCAGAAGTCGACTATTTCCTGCTTGGAGTTTTTGCGCTGGAGCTGCTTGAGGAAACCGTGGGCATCAAGAGCAAGGTTGAACGCCCGCGTTGTGCAAGCGATGCCGTTTTCCTTGATCAACGCGGTGACCGCCTTCGTCGGCATCGAGCTTCCGCCAGTGGTATCTGGCGCGGCATCGATCGCGTAACTCGGCAGGAAGCACGACTCCAGACCGTTATTGGTGGCGATCTTCGCCAGCATCATCACTTGGCTGGATGGGGAAGGCTTGAGCAGGCGCGTGTAGCACTCCATGAGCGCGAGTTCCCCGACAACCTTTGAACTGCTTGGGCTGGCGGCGTCGAACTTCCCGGTCTTGCGGATGCTCGGCAGAACCTCACCAACCACCCATTCCTCGAAACGTTCGGCGCCGACCAGCTTGGAGCGCATCACCAGACGATAGACATCGCGCTCAGGAATTACGGTCATGAAACCACCACCCTGTTTCGGGGTAGTGGTTGCGGCCTTGCAATGGCGAGAAATCGCGTTCTCTGGCTTGGCATAGCCCAAGGCGTCAGCGACATCACGGGCAACGAACCACGGATCGCCGAGCTCGTCGGTGATAACGCGGATGGCGCCGCCATCGAAGTCGAAAGGAATTACTGAGTTGGTACGCGACACGTTTTGTGATTTGTTAAAACGTGTCGCGTCATTGTTCTGGGTGTTGCTCGAATTCGGCTGGCTCTGCATAATCGGGCCTCTCTAGTTTTGCGAATCAGCCGACATTGCCCGTCGGCTTTTTTGTGTCTGTTATTTGTTCCATTTCTTCAACAGTGCTGTTGATGGCCCCTTTTTTTCGATTTTTTGCGCGACAGCCGGAAATAAAGTTTGCGCATGCGCAAACTCCTCAGGCGGCCTTAACCGAGACGTCCATCACATCCAAGCTCTGCCGAACGTGGTTGATCTCTTGGCGGATCATGGATTTTTCGAAGCCGCTGACGTGGTCGTCGTCGAGCGCCTGGTGAACCGCGATGGTCAGGTCCGCCACTTCCTTGCCGACGTTGATCAGCGATCTGGTCAACGCTTGTGGCTCCGGGGCGACCTTCGGAACGACCGCAAAACCGAATTCATTCGCCAGAGCCAACAACGGACGCATATCGCCGGTATGCAGCAGAATCCCGAACAGGTGCTCAACGGTCAGGTGGTGAGCGTCGTTATCCGGGTTGGCGCGCTGAAGCAGGCTGACGTGCGGAACGCCCATCTTCCCCGCCAGAGTCTTGGCTTCGTTGTCCAGAACAGCGCTCTGGCAGGCCCGCAGAAAATCTTCCATTCGTAAAACCTCATGTTTGTTTCCGTGGTGCCCTGCCAGTGGGTGGGCGAGAATCCGTTTCATGGACCTGCGGACAGGCTTCTTAGGCGGCCATTTCGGCCCAAGGAAACGACGGACACAGGGCCTCTTTTTTAAAAGCCCCTCCAGTCATAGCCTCGGCCCGCTTGGCAATTACCGGAGACATGCCGTGCTTTTCACGAACCCATCCGGAAACGGTGCTTTGATCAACTTTGAGCTTTTCGGCTGTGGCCTCTTGAGTGCCGAAGAAGGCAACGAGGTCCTTATAGATTGCGTTCATGCTGCCCCTCCATACGGGAATACCCATATATTAGGTTATGGGAACACCGATTTGCAAGGGTATGGGAACACCCGTAATACTTCGCCGATGGAATTTAAAGACCGATTAAAAGCCGCAAGGCGCCACGCACAGCTAAACCAGGTGGAACTGGCAAAGCGTGCGGGCATTACCCAGACATCGATCTCAGACCTTGAGCGCGGCAAAACAAAAGCAACCACCCACGTCGTAAAGATCGCGGATGCTTGTGGCGTGAGCGCGAAATGGCTGTCCGATGAAATAGGCTACATGCTCGCCACTGGAGGGTCCTCCGGCGAATCCAACATCACGATGACGGAACAGCCTTCTAAGTCCTTCCGTTACCCGGTAATCAGTTGGGTGGCCGCGGGTGCCTGGGCCGAGGCTGTCGAGCCCTACCCGGCTGGATTTTCCGATAGGTACGAGTTTTCCGAATACGACTCGAAAGGCACAGCGTTCTGGCTTGAGGTCAAGGGCGACTCCATGACCTCGCCGGTCGGTACCAGCATCGCCCAGGGCTCGCTGATTCTCGTCGATACAGAGGTCGAAGCTGCACCGGGCAAGCTGGTCATAGCCAAGCTACCCGACAGCAATGAGGCAACCTTCAAAAAGCTTGTCAGTGATGGTGGCAAGCTGTTCCTGAAGCCGCTTAACTCAGCCTACCGTATTGAGGAATTCACGGAGGACTGCCGCATCGTCGGTGTCGTCGTGCAGGCAATGCAGAAGTTTCATTATTAATTCTGAATATTTTTAGAAGCGCCTCGCGCATGGGTAAACGTCAATCGTGCGCTCGTGCCTCTGCCTTCATTCTTGGCTCCGCCCCCCCTAAATTGGTGCTCTTGCCGCCCCATTATGGCAATATGCCCATCTTCAGATGAACCACCGAGCGAGCAAGGACGCCATGGGAAAATTTCAGGCCGTTGGTCTCCCCCCCTCTGTACTAGAGTTAACCTATGGGTTAATGTCTGTGTATCAGTGGTGACCCGTTGAATCTTAAGGTTCTGTTCGATCACCGTTGGCAAATCGCATCGCCGACTGATTCGCAGGGGTGCTCTCAAGTCGAAATTTTCGTTGATGGGCTATCTGCGTCGTTCAGTGCAAGCGCAGAGGGTTTACTGATCATGCTGGAGAGGCATAGTAGGCAAGGGCCCGAAGCGTTCAACACCGCCCAGGTGCATTACGTCGATCAGAAGGAAAAAATCTACGAATATATCAAGGGAAGGTTGAGGCTTTTTTGGTTTGAGGATGGCGATCGGGTGGTCATTTGTACCCATGGTATTGTCAAAAAATCCCAAAAAACGCCGAAGCGCGAGATTGATCGTGCGATCCGAATAAAGCGAAGCTATGAAGAAAGCAAAGCTCTTAATCTCTTGAGGCTTTTGAAGGAGGAGTAAGAATGTTCAAATCATTCAAGGAAAGAATCGCGGCGCTGAAGGCCACGCGCAGCTACTGCCAGGAACAGGCAAAGCTTGAGTTTGTTGGTGGCGTGACGCGCCTCATGCAATCGAAACATATCAACAACGCTTCTCTGGCCGAGCGCATGCAAACTAGCCCCGCCTACGTAACCAAGATTCTTCGGGGAGATGTAAATTTCACTATCGAATCAATGGTAAAGGTCACTCATGCACTGGGTGGAAGATTTCATATTCACGTTGCGGACTCAGAAGCCAACGTAAGATGGCTGGAGCATTTCACTTGTGCGGGCCTGTCTCAAACCACCCAACCCATGCCACCTCAAGGTGAACAGGTCTTATCGATAGACATCGCACGATTCCTGAACGAGACCGAGAATGAAGGCCGCCAAATTTACGCTTGATCATCTCTTTTATCCTGAGATTTCGGTCAAGGCCAGCAAAAGTTACGATCCAAGCTCAACTGAAAAAATCTCAGAGCCGGAAGTTCAGGTTTTCGTAAACAAAACCGGACAGTGCAACTTTCACGTGGGCGTATCCATCAATTTGTCGGCAGAGGCGCCCTCTGATCCTTATGAGATCGAAGCATTAGCGGTGGGGGTTTTCACTTGTGACGAAACGATGGTTGAGTCAGAGCAAATGGTACACATTGCTAGAAGCGGACCAAACCTAGTATTTGGAGGGCTTCGAGACATGGTGGCGACAATCACCAGTCGGGGCCCTTGGTCAGAGCATTATTTGCAGCCTTACATTTTTGAACCCGATGATTTTGTTCAAAAAAATATCGCTGACTGAAAACGCCCGGCTCCGTGCCGGGCTTTTTTATGGGCCTCATCCAACCGGAATGAAGCTCTCCACTTTGAAGCTTGTCATCACCAGAAAGATGTTCCAGCAGCACCAGCCATAGAGTAAATATGTTCCGGCGACCATCGTGCAGGCCGCGAGACGTAGCCTGTCCCCCGCTTTATCCTGCTTACAGTCATCAGGTTTATCTAACCCGCTGTGGTACGAGCTTTGCGCAGCGTACGTGAGGCAGGAAGCAATACCCACCAACAAAACTCCCACTGCCAAAAGAAATACAGTTAGCCCTAACAAGGACAAACCATCACTAGATAGGGCCTTCCAAGCGGAGCTAGCGAAAGCCAAAAGCGCTACGACTGAACCGCCCCCAATCAACAAGCTGGCCTTCAAGGCCGCCTGACCGCTATCAATGACCGTTTTGAACATCTCATGTTCGGCCTGAACGGCATACTCGTGAGCCTGCCTTTGAAACTCGGCATTGGCCTCATCCAAGGGCGCCTGTTTTTCAATGTGCTCACGCAGCGACTCTAGATAAATCTCGAGGCTTTCGATGGTCACCTCGGTGCTGCCTCGCTGTTTCGCAGACTCGATCTGGCTGGAAAACGCTTCCACTACCTGGCTGGACTTCATTATCTTTTCATCGCTTCCAAAAGGGGCATTCTAGCCCCACAAGACCGCCAATGGTGGCGACGCGCCACGCATGATAAAGTGCGAACTCTATTTCGGGGTATCCAATGAAAGGTTTTGGAACGTTTGCACTGATCACCGGCATCTGCTGGCTGGTGTTCGCGTTGAACATGGACGTATCTGTCGCCACAGGCGCCGGCGGCAGAGTGAACAACCTGGGACTCATGGCTGACCGCCAGATACACACTATTGTTGGCGGGATGATCGCGCTTGCAGGATTACTGATGGTTCTGCTTGGAGGCAAGACCTCGGCAACGCAAACAGCAGCGCAATTCGACACACGGCCCTGCCCACTTTGTGCAGAGCCTATTAGAAACGCAGCAATCAAATGCAGACATTGCGGTGCCAATGTTTCTCCATCTCGCTCCGGACGATCTCCTTTGACGCACGGCTGGACGGTACAGATAGTGTGCGAGCCCTGGCAGCATGCGGAAGCAACCAAGGCCATCAAGCGTATCGGATTACCACTGACAAAAGGCACCCCCAAACTCCTCATTGCAGGCCCTTTCCCCTCTGAATCCGAGGCAGCTAGTGCACGCGAAAGCTTGATATCCCACTGCGATCTGCATGGAAAGATATTTCTGATCGAGCCAGCCGCCTAAATATCCAGTCATCACGAAGCCCGCCATGTGCGGGTTTTTTTGTGGCGGATCGAGATTGAAGGCTAATCGCCACCCGCGCCCTTGCCAAAATATGTCAGGACCAATACTGTATATACATACAGTTAAAACAAGGAGCGCACTATGCAGCAGACCGCAGCCACCAAACCGCAACCAAAGAACTCTTACGAGCTGGTAGGACGGCGAATTCAACGCCTCATCGCCTCGCCTGCCGTTCAAAAGACCCAGGCCGTCGTCGTGGCCAGACGTGAGGATGAAAGCTCGGACGCCTGGCACCAAGTCCTGCAAGAAATCGAAGAAACCAGCGGTGTTCGAATAGAGCATATGGAAGACGGAACCGTCAGGATCGGCTGGCGCGAATACTGCGAAGCCTGAATAAAGCACTAAGCCGCCTTTTGAGCGGTTTTTTTATTGCCTATCAATAAAATTATGGGAATACCCATTGACATAAAATATGGGTGATCCTATATTTCATTCCAATCCAAGCAACACCGGCCCAGCAGCGAAAGCCGCGCCGCTCTTTAGATCCACCCCTTGCCGGATAACCACCGGCCCAGATTCAAAGGCAGCGATGAACCGGCCTTAACGGTTCAGAGGGTTGGCAACTGACCCGGGCGTGCAGCGTAAAGCGCCAAGAACAGTTATCCAGCGGGAGAACAAGCCGAAAGGCCCGCGGCTGGAGGAACAACTTGATTGAGCCGGTGACCGACGCCAGTAGCGGGTCACCGGCAACACCAGAAGTTTTCACGTCAGCGCCTGTATCGGGCGCTTTCGGAAGCCAACTGGACAGCAGCTATCGGCGCTTGCCCATTCCTGGCGCCCCACCACTAACAATGTGAACCCATCCAACTGGCTTAGATCGATCCGGAGCGATAGGTAGATAGGTTTCGTTGATGTCTTTCGTGCAGGCAGGGCAAAGACTCGGGGGTCGTTCCCAGTCAGCGTGAATCGAGAATCTGCTATTACACCGCCAACAGATCTTTCGAAGCCATTTTGACTCAGGCTCCTTTGTGGAGGGCTTCGTCCGCTTTGGTGGGGAAACTGTCCTAGGTTTTTTGGCTGGCTTGCTGGCTTTTTTCGCCTCTTTCATAGCCGCTTTTGCGGCCTTACGGCTTAGCTTCGTGCCCTTTTGTTTGGCAATTTCTTGAAGCTCAATAATTTTGTTGAGCAGCGCGAATTCGGATCGAAGCTCTCTGGTTGTATCGTCGAGTTCATGGTCAGCCTTGTATGACTGATCTAAGAGAACACCTCTATCGACCTCACCACCCTTTCGTGCGGCTAGATCAGAGAAGAATTTCTCTGACGCCTCGCTGAACCCCTGCCCTGGCACATGCACCGCTGGCTTGATCGCATTGGACTTCTTTATGAGTTTCAACCGGTGCGGCTTATCGGCGTCCATATGGAACCCCACTCCCTGGCCATATCAGCAGAGTAGCAACTAGCCAGTAATTAGCGCCAGCCCAGAGCGACGACGGACGAGGTATTGATCGAACTGAGTGAATGACTTGGTAAGCGGGAGTGGAGAAAAACAGATTTCACTGGCTGGCCTTGGCGACAGGGCCAGACGAGAAATCCACCGATCTAGCACGGAGCACCACATGAGCGAGCAAACCCTTCAAGCGCTTCTCGCCGAGCGCGTCACCGCCTATGCCCAATCCGAACGCCCTCGCGAGCTGATCGACGAAGGTATCGAGAAGCTGTTCAACGAAGTTGTGAAAGATGCCTTCCGCTCCTACGGCGATTTCGGCGGCGCGATCAAGGAAGCGGTGAAGGCCGCACTGCCTTCCAACGTGTCCGACGTGTTCGAACTGCAGCGCTATAACGCTCTGGTCGCCAACGCGCTTCGCGAGCGCTGGGAGGCTTCAGCCCTGCAATCCACCATCCTGGAGCAGGCGGATAAGTCCATCCATGCGGTTCTCGATGGCGAGGGGCTGCTCACAGGAGAGGTATCGCTACGAGCACTGCTTGATGCGTTTGTAGTCGACCATAAGAACGAGGCTGCCGAAGAGCGCTGGAGCAATCCAGAGGTCCGCTTCACTGAATCCGAGTGCGGTAAAAACAAGTTTTATTACATCAGCTTCGACCCTCAGTCCGAAGAGGACGCCCGCAACAACTATCGCGACTCACGTCGCAGCGATTACGAACTGAAGCACTGCATCCACGTGATGGTGAAAGGCGTGCGGGAAACCGGCGACCGCTTCCAACCGCGTGTTGAGCTCGGCGATGTGATTGGCGCGAAGCTCGATGAGAAGAAAATCGCCGTCAACATGCGCGTTCGGAGCGACTGGGAACGAATGGTGGCGTCGCTGTACTTCGGTAACGCCATTCTCCTGATCGACTGCGAACCGGACGATTTCTCCTACGGATTCGACGACTGATCGACCAGCGCCACGACAACCTGTCGATAACCCACGATTTCCTAGTAGCGCGGCTTCGCCAAGGTGCATCGAAGGAAATAGCCTTGAACTAATCCGACCCAAAACCCTTGACGTACGTATGAAAATTTTCTATCGCCGCTTCATTCCTTTCATAACCATAATCGCCCTCTTGGAGCCTCTCTTGGGGAGTCTTATTTCCAAAATAGTCCTCAAACCAGGCGTAATATTTGATCCTAATAATGCCAGGATCAAACTTATTATCGAGGGTCTTCCACCACTTCAGGCAAGGTGGACATGGAGGAAGCTCGGTAAAACACTCTATCAGCTTTATTCCACGTACACGCAACTCAGTACCAACATGATCCGGGGAATTCTGAGCGCCGTTAATCATTATTTGCGTTAAGCCCTGATTTAAAAATCTAGCAGTAATCATTCTCTCAAAGCCAACACGCTCCCCATGCAAACCTGGGGAGCCGGCAGGAGTGCTAGCACTCCTAAATATACCTCCAACCTGAAGGTCATTCGTATCGAACATTCTAATTGAGGCAAAGCACTTGCCTAAGTTTTTATCTGCAGATCCATGACGGTGCAACTTGGCATCAGCGGCCATAACATCATCGCCATCTACATCAACAGGATCAAATTCGATAGCCATTCTGAAGTCCTCAATATCCCTGAGAAAAACTACGCCCGCCCTGAACCACGCTTCGTAAGTGTAGACGCTCGCCGGGGCAATCAAACACTGGAGGTCGCCATGCATAACTGTACTGAAACTCAAGCGGTGTGCCGAGGGTGCGGCCTCAAGTTGCGGGGATCGCCTTCTTGGAAGGCCGGTCTCGCCTATCACCCCGAGCCGAAAAGCGAGGTTCATCGCTGTCATTACGGCGGCTGGGTTTGCTCGCGCCGCTGCGACATCCGCGCCTGCGTCGAGCTGGAAGGAACCATGCCGGGGTGCGGATCAGTCAACGGCTATGCGCGCCTATCGCCGTACGCCAAAGAGAGCATTGAGCGCCACTGGCCGGAGGTCGCATGAACGCAACACTGAAGATTTGTCAGGCCATGCACGACGCGCAGTTGCCTCCGATGGTGAGCGAGAGCCCACGTGAGGTTGCGCGGGCTGAGTGGCTGTACAACGCGGTCGAGCAGCTTGTCCGGTTTCGGGCGAACGTTGGATTCCAGCGCCGGATGCGTCAGCCGCAGGGTGTGACGGTCGTTCAGTTTGCCTTGGCCGTGGACGAGCATGTGAACAACCGGCTGGCGAACTGTGAGGTCAGCTCTCCGGCCTTGGGCTGGCTGCTGGTCACCACTGACGACAAGCCCGACAAGAGCGCCATAGCCGAACTCCTCGGCCCCAGCGACCACCACTTCGGCAAGCTTGGCGAAATCGCACAGGCCCTACTTGAGCCCTTGGCTGATGACGCACTGATCGCCCAAGCAGAGGGCGACGCATTGTGACCATGAGCCCGCATGTCCTGATCGGCCAGGAACTGGAAACCCTTGAGGATCAAGAAACGCCGGTCAGCTGGTCGGTGATGATCCAGAAAACGCTGTCCGAAATGATGCTCGACGAGCGCATCACCATCGAAGAATTCAACCACTACTGCGGGCGCCTCAACAAGATCGTTGACCGGCGCAAGGAGTCGTCATGAGCACTGCACCGGTTAAATCCCTGATCGACGAACAGATGGATGAGATCGAACGGAAAATCGCCATCCTCAGCTTCGGCCTACCGTTCAATGAGGTGATTGGCCGCAAGCGCGAGGATCTGGTGAAGGATCTGGACGCGCCGCTGTCGGTGATCATAAAGGGCGGACGGATTGCTGTGAGGGTTCGGCCATGAAAGCACCCACCTGGGTCCTAACCGCCGCCCTCCTCTCGACCATGCTCGCCTACACCGTAGTGAAAGAAAAGAATTCGACCTGCAGCGTTCCTCAGCTTTCGCAGGTGCTGAAATGACCGGACGTCAACGCCTACGCCGCATATACACCTGGCGCGGCTCAGCCATCGTTCTTCTTCTGTGCACTGCCTGGATGCTTGCAAGCGCCTACGCAGACCGCATCACCTCCTAACTCACACATTCAAGCGCTGCGCACGTCGCGGCAAGGATTCGCTCGTGTCCGCAAATACCGAACTGGCCGTGGTGCCGCCCGCTGAAACCGCCCTGGCCGTCTACAGCAAACCGAACGGGCTAGACCCTTGGCTTGACCAGGTGCGAGCAAAGGTCGACGAGTTCAAGAAGGTGCTGCCAGACCTAAAAACACGCAAAGGCCGCGAGGCTTATGCATCTATGGCGCACTCGATCGCGAAATCGAAAATTGCGCTTGAAGCGGTGGGGAAAGAGATTTCCGCCAAACAAAAGGAAATCCCCAAGCTGATCGACGCTGAGCGCAAGCGCGTATGGGACACCCTCGAAGCATGGCAGAAGGAGGTTAGGAAGCCCCTAGACGATTGGCAGGCTGCCGAAGATGCCAGGGTCGCCAAGCACAGCGACGGGATAGATGCCATCAAGGCTCTGGCTCGATTCGAAGAGTCGCCGACCGCTGCGCACGTTGCACAAATCATTGGCGACCTGGAGCTGCTGGCACTGGACGATTCGTGGGAAGAGTTCTTGGCCGAGGCCGCCCAGGTGAAAGACCAGACGCTGATCAAGCTGCGCGCCCTGCACACCGAGCGAGCGCGGTACGAAACCGAACAGGCCGAGTTGGTCCGGCTGCGCGCCGAGGCAGAAGCGCAGGCCCAGCGCGACCGGGATGCAGAGATTGCCCGGGCAGCGGCTGAACAGGCCCGACTCCAAGCCGAACAACAGGCCCAGGCTGAGCGCGATGCAGCGGCACGCCGGGAGCAGGAGCTACGGGACCAGGCCGCAGCCAATCAGTTGGCCGCAGAGCAAGCGGCCCGCGATGCTGAAGCAGCCGCAGAGAACCAGCGCCTACAGCTTCAGTTACAAGCCCAGCAAGCTCAGCAGGCAGCCGAGCAGGCAGAAGCCAGCCGCATCGCGGCAGAACAGCGGGCCGAGCAAGCCGCTGAGCAAGCCGCTGAGCAAGCGCGCATCGACGAGCGTCGCCGGGCTGATGCTGCCGCTGCCGAGATCCTACGGCAGCAGGAAGCCCGCGAAGCTGACAAGGCGCACAAGACCAGGATCAACCGTGCCGCCCTAGACGCTTTCGTCGCCGGTGGCATGACCGAGGAATGCGCGAAGCAGGCAATCACCTTGATCGCACTGCGCAAGATCCCAGCAATCGCTATCCAGTACTGAGAGAGGCCCACCATGGCACAAGACATCATCATGCCGGATCAGCGCCGGCAAGCCGTCGTGCCGATCTCGACGGACAACAGCATCATGGCGGTCATCAGCCGAGCCGCCGCCGACCCGACCTGCGATATCGAAAAGATGGAGCGCCTGCTCGCCATGCATGAACGGATGCAGGCCAAGACCGCCGAGCAGGAATTCAACGCGGCCATGGCCGAAATGCAGTGCAACATCCCCACTGTGTTCGAGGGCGCCGTAAACCTGCACACGGGCAACTCCTACGCAACGCTGGACCACATCACCCACACCCTGAAGCCGATCATGCAGCAGCATGGCTTCGCCATCACGTTCAAGGTTGAAACAGAGGACAAGGTGATCAAGGTCACCGGGATTCTGATGCACCGAGGCGGTCATCGCGAGCAAACGACCATGAGCCTGCCGGTCGATATCGGCAAAGGTCGCAACGACGTTCAGGCGGTGGGCTCGTCCACTACATACGGCAAACGCTACGTCATGTGCGCGTTGCTCAACATAACCACTGGTGAGTCCCGTGACGATGACGGGCATTCAGCAGATGGTTCAGATACGGATGACATGCGCGCTCAGGTAGTAGCGGACATCCTCGAACGTGTCGGGCAGACCAAAACTCCAGACGAGCTCAAGGATGTCTGGCAAGCAAGCCTGAAAGTCCTGCAAGCATCAGGTGACACCAACGGCTATTCCACCGTGAAGACCGCCGTAACCGTCCACAAAGCCAAGCTGGAGGCGCCCAGATGATCGTCGTCAACTGCACGCAAGGTTCTCCTGAGTGGCTGCAAGGCCGCGCAGGCGTTATCACTGCCAGTATGTTCAGCACCGCCCGCTCCAAGGTGAATGGGCTGACCACGCAGCAGCGCACCTATGTGGAAGCCATCCTGGCCGGTCACAGCGAATCGCGAGCTCGCGACCTTGCTGGCTACAAGGCGGCGCCAAAGGCTGAAGTTGTTCAGCGAGCTCTGGACGGAGAACAGGTCGGCGAGCCATCCAATGCTGCCTTGAGCTACGCCTTTGAGCTGGCAGTCGAGCGGATCGGCGGCGCGCCGCTGGATGGCGGGTTCGAAACGTGGCAGATGCGCCGGGGGCATGAGCTGGAGCCAGAAGCCCGCATGGAGCACGAAATCCAGACGGGTCTGATCGTTATGCAGGTCGGGCTAGTTAAAACGGATGACGGCGTGTTTGGCGCCAGCGCGGACGGGTTCATCGGCGAGGACGGCGGGTCGGAGTACAAATGCTTCCTTGCTCCCGACAAGCTCCGCGCCTTCCACATCGACAACGATGCCAGCGACGTCATCGACCAGGTACAGGGCTGTATGTGGATCACCGGCCGCAAGTGGTGGCACATCGGGATGTACTGCCCTCTCCTCAAGCCTGTCGGCCGCCAGCTTTGGCTACAGGAATTCAAGCGCGACGACGACTACATCGAAAAGCTCGAAGAAGACCTATGGCAGTTCAAGCTGCTGGTGGACGGCTACGAGGCGAAACTTCGGAGTAAAGCAGCATGATCAGCAACCACTTGAGCATGGTCGAGGCCCTTCGACCTGAACGCGAAAAGCTGGCGGCGCAGGCCGAGCAATACCTGGCCGCCGGCGGAAAGATCGAAGAGGCCGAGCCGATCGGCTACAAGCCAAAGCCGATCAGTTACAGCAACCAGATGCCGCCGGCACCAAAGCCGTTTGTTCGCCGACGCCCTCCGGCACCGCCTCCACCACTGTCCGCCCAGGACATTCGCCACCAGGCGCGGATGAAGCAGATCGAAAAGATTCGCGAGATGGCGCCGACGCACACACAGGCCGAGATCGTCGACGCCCTTGGCATCAGCCGCCGCACGCTCTACGGAATCACCAAGGACCACGACCTGACCTTCAAGCGGCCGGCTCGGTTGCGCTCTGGCGGAGAAGGCCGAAACAAGCATTTAGAGGAGCGCGACGCGAAATTCGCTGAGCGGATCCGCGCCTTCCTTGAGCTTGGCATCACCCGGCGGCAGGCCTGTGGCCGGCTCGGAATCGCCAACAAGACTTTCGAGCGGATCCTCGCTACCCACGGCATCGATTACCCGAAAGCGCGGCGCGGCTGTACATCATGCGCCGCATAGCTCGCACCCAACAACGCAAACGACAGACCTGGCTGGCACTGCCGGCCAGCGGAATCCAAGGAGCAGGCCATGGCCGAAACACAGCAGCCGACGGCGGAAGCGCTCAAGCAGCGCCGAAAGCGCGAGAAGGCAGCGGCGAAGGCCGCCGCCCTGGGCATCGAGAAGTTCACGGTTGAGGTCGCCGGGATCTTCAAGGCAGACCTTCAGCGAGTCATGAAGGCCCACGGCATCAATAACCAGCAGGACGTTCACCAGCGGCTGCTGATGAACCTGATCGCGGCGGACTTCGAGACTCAGGCCGCAATGCTGCACATAAAAACGACACCTTTTGTTGTTACTGAAAAGGTGTCGCGACTCATAAGGGACGCCGGCAGGAAGTCGCTCGCCGACGATCCGCCGGAGCCAGAAGACGAAGTTGTAGAACCCGGCATTGCTTAAGCATCAGACTCGATAATAAAGAGAAATTGTCCGGCTTTGGTTGTCGCAATTCCACCCTCAATCCAGCCTGCTATGTCCCCGCCCAGGCCGTAAACTTCTTCACCATCGAAGCGAAACTCCCACGTTCCGTTATCTGAATAAGCAAAACCATTTTCCGCCCAGCCCACTCGCGGCTTTTCAGGCTCCTGCCCGTAAAGAATGTACGCACCGTCGCTGTAGTCTCTAGCCATTTCAAACTCCTTGATCCGGCCTCATGCCGGGCCATCAACCAATAGCCCACAAACTCGAATCACGCCAACCGGCGAGGAACCACCATGCCTGCTTCCCACCAAATACTGGTCGGCGACTGCATCGATATGATGCGGGCGTTGCCTGATCAGTCAGTACAGTGCTGCGTAACCAGCCCGCCCTACTTTGGGCTGAGGGATTACGGCATGCCCGACCAGATCGGCCTGGAGGAAACACCTGCCGAATTCGTTTCTCGCCTGGTGCATGTTTTCCGGGAAGTGCGCCGGGTACTGCGTGACGACGGCACTCTATGGGTGAACATGGGCGACACGTACGCCTCAATCGCCGGCGGATATGCCCCGGGTGGATCGGCAGGCAAGCACGACATGGTTTCCCAATCCACGCGCGGAGCTGTGCTGCGCGGGAAGCGGCGGGCGCCACCGACGGGGCTGAAACAAAAGGACCTGATGGGCATCCCTTGGCGCCTGGCCTTCGCTCTCCAGGACGACGGCTGGTATCTGCGCCAGGACATCATCTGGCATAAGCCGAACCCAATGCCCGAGTCCACCAGGGATCGCTGCACCAAATCACATGAATACCTGTTCCTGCTCAGCAAATCACCTCGTTATTACTACGACCAAGCTGCGATCAGGGAGCCGGTCGCCCTTAGCTCGATCACGCGACTGGCTCAGGATCTCGAGCAACAGCTGGGGAGTGATCGCGTACCAGGAAAGGCAAATGGCCCGATGAAAGCGGTGCGAAGCAAGCGAGACAGCTTCAAGCGGGAGGATTCAAAGCGGGAGCAGGCGATACCCGGCCAAACTGCCGGCACTCACCGGCCCGATCGTGAAGAGAGCGAATACCCACTGGATACGCGCAACAAGCGCAGCGTGTGGACCGTACCGACGCAGGGATTCAAGGGTGCCCACTTCGCAACCTTCCCGCCCGAACTGATCCGGCCTTGCATTCTGGCTGGGGCACCCCGCGGTGGAGTCGTGCTTGACCCGTTCGGCGGGGCCGGCACCACGGCAGTTGTCGCCATGCAGGAGGGCCGCAAGTCGATCCTCTGCGAACTCAATCCAGAGTACGCCGCCATGGCTGAGCGCCGGATCGCGGCGGCCTGGCTCGACGGCGCGGCGCAGATGGATGTTTTTCATGACTCTGCACCGGTCGCGTCTATCTCTGCTTCGCCTTTTTCTGAAACAGATTCAGCTTCAAATATTTTGTGCATCTCAATCCGGTAATGCTCTCGCATTTCATCTATCGTATTGAAGTTCGTTAACGATAAATCAACAGACAATAAAGCCAACCTTTCTAACGTTTTATTGTGCCTGATATTTTTCTTGCGCAACATAACAAACTGTTCGTCACGTACCGGCCTCCCTTCAAACTTCCAATTAGCCAAAGTCTCTAAGCCTTGCGACACTCTACTGACGATATTCCCATATGAAGCTGAATGCCTATCCACCATGCCAAGCAAATGCTCAAGTGTTCGGTGATACTGTTCCTGTCTTGTTGCCTCCGCTGCTTGTTTGAGTTGCTCCTGCTGAGAGTGAAACGTTTCACGCTGCAAGACCTGCATAGCATTGAATTCATCGCGCTGGGTGTCTAACAACTCGCGCTGCAAATATACAGTTTTTAGAACTGCAAGCAATGTAATAAATGAAACTAGCGGACCGAACACACCACCAATATAACTTCCAAAATTCGACCAATCACTTGAATTACTTGACAACCCGCCTGCAAAACTCAAACGATAAAAATAAATAGCTAAAACAAATGCTATTAGAATCGATGAGATCGAAAGAAACCAAAAGCTTCTTAATGCCCGAAAAATTTTGCCCGCATTAGCACTCATGACATTCCCTCTTCAGCATCTTCAGATGATCGCACAACGCCTTAAGGCGAGGTATCTCTATGTCCGCACAACAGATTGACGAAAAGAAGTTTGAGCGGGCGATCCGCAAAATCAAGCACTGCCTGGCACTGGCCCAGAGCGCCAACAAGAACGAAGCAGCGACGGCGCTCCGGCAGGCTCAGGCACTGATGCGCGAGTATCGGCTGACCGAGATGGATGTGAAGTTGAGCGACGTCGGTGAAGTCGAATCGCAGTTCGCTCGAGCAGAACGCCTTCCCACCTGGGAGCGAAACTTAAGCGGCGCGGTTTCTCATGCGTTCGGGTGCTCCGCACTGTACGGTCGGCAGTACTGCAAGGAAAAAGATCGGATCCTCGCCCGCGTATCCTTCGTCGGCGTGACACCTGCCCAGCACATCGCGCTGTATGCGTTCGAGACGCTGCTGACAAAGGTGAAATATGCCCGGAAGAAATACGTCGCAGCAGTGCGGGCGGGCGTACATCGCAGTTCGTGCACAGCCGAAACAGCGGGCGATCACTTCGCCCTCGCATGGGTAAACGAGGTCTATGGGAAGCTCATTGCGCTTGTCCCAAAAGGCGAAGACGCCGCTCCGACAGCGAGCGAAGGCCGGGACATTATCGCCGTGGAAGCGCAGGACAAGGCGCTGATCAACGAGTACCTAGCAAACAAAGGCGTGGGGAAGGCCCGCAAAGCACGTGATGTCGATATCGACCTGAATGCGCAGATCGCCGGCATGTTGGCTGGTCGCTCAGTGGAGCTGCACGCAGGTATCGGGCGCGGCGGTGACGACCTCCCGGCCCTGTCCGAAACTCCCTAACTCATAAGTCTATTCACGCCAACCGGCGTGAATCAGCTGAGGTCCAGCGGCTCTGGAAGCAACCCCGCCGACTCGGTGTAAGTCGCCAGATCAATGACCTGGCGAAGGAATACGACCATCGCCAGCTTCTGGCCGTTGTCAGGTAACCCCAGCCATTTCAGCATCGCCCTCGCGTCTTCCTCTATTGCCGCGAGTGCATCTACATCGCTTTGCAGTCTCATGTCGGCCTCCGGTCAGTGCGAGCTCTAACAAGTCATAGCCATCAACTACGAATCACGCCAACCGGCGAGGATCTCGCATGGAAATTACCTACGGCTCGGTCTGCTCGGGCATCGAGGCGGCAACGCTTACCTGGAAGCCGCTCGGTATGCGCGCCGCCTTGGTTGCCAAGATGAAGCCACTATTTTGCTATTGCATCAAGTCTCCGAGCAGGCGAGCATTCAACACCTGATGAATGTTGCTGCCCACAAGGACGTTTCTTTGAAAATCCCTGCAGTCAAAAAAGAGAAAATCGACCAAGCTCTAAAACAGTTTGATGAAAAATTTCGCCATGCTCACGAGTGGAAAGACTGGAAGGACAATCAAGCACATCGCTATGCGATCAGCGCGAACGGCACTCTATATCCTGCTAAAAAAATAGTGTCCCTGGCTACGGGAACCCCGGTAGGCCTGTTCTCTGGTGGTCAACCTACAAATGGATATTTGAAGCGCCACGGATTCACGATCATTGACCTGCCGCGTTCAACTGATCCCGAGCTGAGTTTTACGAAAGGTCAGATATACGATAGGCAAACCGAAATCCATGACCTATTCGGTGGAAACTCCAGAAGCGGAATATCTCCTTCTAGCCGGGCACCAGCGGTCTTTATTTTCACTGGAGTTTCAGGTGGTCAGTACGGGTACGCCGACTCACATGATGAGGACAACGTTTTCAGCTATACCGGCGAAGGTCAGATCGGTGACATGAAAATCACTAAGGGTAATCTGGCTATCCTTGACCATGCAAAGCAGGGTAAAGCGCTTTATGTCTTCGAGATACTCGGCAAAAGCCAGGGGCAAAAATATATCGGTGAATATACTTGTGCTAATCACGAATGGCGCCGCGGGCCGGACAAACATGGCGATGATAGAAAAATAGTAATATTCAATCTCCTACCTGTCGGTAACGAGCTAGACACTAATGAACTCGTGGGGGAAGAGGATTTTATTGACACTTCTCTATCACTCGAGGAGTTGAGAAAGCGCGCTCTTGCCGCTACAGAATCTCGCTCTGCAGGAGATAAGGTGTCAGCCCGACGGAGCGTTTATCGCCGAAATAGACGTATCGCAGAGTACGTTTTGAAAAGGTCAGGTGGAAATTGCGAAAGCTGTGAAAAACCAGCGCCATTCATGAAGAGCAACGGGTCACCATACCTGGAGCCACACCATGTCAATCGACTATCGGATGGGGGCCTAGATCATCCACGCTACATAGGCGCGATCTGCCCGGCCTGCCATCGGGAAATTCACCACGGACTGAACGGAAAGGTGAAGAACGAAACGTTGAAAACATACATAGCCAGCATCGAGTCGAAATCTTAAAGGTTTCCGGATCATGGCTCAGTCCTGCCTTACCGGGTGCAGCCTAGAATGCCGGAGTGGCACCATGATAATAATGGACTGCTAGCCCGGGTCACCGTGATGCTGGAAGGTACACCCTAAGACATCTGTCTGCGCATGCTGAAGCCGGCCGAGCTGTACAAGACCCAAGGCTTCCCGGCCGACTATGTCATCAGCCACGGTGCCGACGGCAAGCCATTCACCAAAACCCAGCAGGTCCACATGTGCGGCAACAGCGTCAGCCCGCCACCGATGCCAGCACTCGCCCGGGCCAATGATCCATGGGTTTGTGTGGCGCAATTAAAGGTTGCTTAGCGACGACAGTGAAATCGAAATTTAATGTGTGAGAGCCTGTTTTATAATTTTATAAAGCTGCACATCCGCCTCACGAAAAATCTCTACAAGTTCGTTGTGGATCCCTCCCAATTTAAAACTTATGTAGATACTAATCGCCGGCCCTGTTCGATCATCGATTTCATTAAGTACTGCGGTAAGGTCCTTTTTAACCTTAGTGCGCAACTCGTTAGGATTAATGGGAAGACTCTCTAACTGATCGACGCTAATGAAAAACAAGCTGCTCCGCCAGGTTTTTGCATACCTAGTGATAGCAGAATCCCACATCAGTCCGGTTCTTTCGAGATCCTCCAAGGCCTCCGTCAAATCGGCGTCATCAATACCTTCTGACTTCCGAAGCCAGTATGCTTTTATGTGCCCCAGATGGGTAAATACCACGCGCAAATCTTCGAAAGAGTCGCCCAGATCTTTTAGAGTTGCGAACCGCTTTTCGAATCCGAACTGGGCTCTCCATGCGCCTAAAGTCCATATTGCGAAGCATGCTGTAGCTACGGTAGCGATATAGCTAAACAACTCCCACACATCCTTCCATCCCGAAAGAGAATTTATATTCACTCCAGACAGAAGCAATCCAAGTAGCACACCTACACAGAGTATCAACATGCATATTACGAATCTGAACCTATCCACAGAGCCTCCAATTCTCACTCAACGATTATGCCTCAGCATCCGCGATGGGCCTATGTAATTCAAAGCCTGTAACCCCTCTCCCTTCAAAGTCAGCCGCTATAGCGGCAAGGACGAAGTCATGCCTGCACAAAAGCCAATCATCATGTTCGACGCTCCGGAGGCTGCCAGTCTCAAAACGGTAACCGGTTGGGTTTCCGCTGACGGTCGTTTTTTCGGCGCAGACGAAAACCTTGCCCGCTACTGCGGCGCTACCCATCGCCGCTGCGACGTGAACCCTGATCACCCAATCTATGAGGTGAACAGTTTCTGCAATGAGTGTCGCCAAGTACGCCGCCAAGCAAAATTCGCGGCGATGCCGGTTAAGGAATGGGCCGGAGAGCCGCTGGTTATTTTCGATGGCGACCAATACTTCTTCGATGAGGACAGCCTGCGCGACTACCTAATCGACAGTGACATCGAGCTGGCCGACCTGCAGCTATGCATCTGCGAACCGAACTACCCCAGTCAAATCGACCCGGCAGATCACTTCTGCGATGACTTGCCGGAGGACGGCGAGATCCGCGACGACCAGCTACTTGCGGCATTCGAGCTACTGAACGAAATGATCCGCCAGTCTGAACCCCTTTCGTGGTCGGAAGGCGAATTCGCCGCGCAGCTCCCGCAGTCGCTCATCGATGAAGTCGCCGCCGCCAGAGCGGCAGCGATGAAGGAGCTACAGCCATGATCCTCCCCCTGCTCTACATGGCCTGGTTTGTGTATAGGGGGCCGAGGCCATGAGGAAAGTCACCCGCGTAATTGACGACCCGGCGGCAACGTATGGCTTCCGCATGGAGGCTGCCACCTATGAGGAGGCCGAGAAAATCATAGGTTTCCGCTTGGATCGGCGCATCAACTACTCGATCAATCGTGAGGGCGAGGTAGAGCAAGACGGCTGGTGCACTCTCGATTGCTCTGGCTGCAGTTGCGGTTGCGAGGGCGGCTGTAGCTGTGGACCTTCAGCGGGATGCAGCGAATGCGGTTACACCGGCAAACGCCGCACCTATTTCAGCTTCCCGCCCTCCCCGCCAGAACGCAAGACACCCTAACCCCAATCCACCTACAGCCTGCCGGTGAACGGCGGGCGAGGAATTCGTATGCCTGATCAAAAATCTTTACTGCGCGAAGTGGCGATCGATGCGATCTCCGATATCGCCCAGCACCTGCCGCTCGACTGCCAGATGTTCCTGGTGGTGTGCCGCCCAGGCAAGGCCGACTTCGACCTGGTCCTACCCTCTCCCGAGGCGAACCTGAACAACGCCCTCGACGCGCTGCGCCGCCAGGGCCTGAGTATCGACGGCGACAACGCCTACAAGCGCGACCTTCTGGACTGCGTTGTCGGTGCCCTGGCCATGGGCGCGCAGAACACGAACCCACCACCGGACGGGCACTGGGGCCAGCGCTTTTGGGATATCGGTCGGGAGGAGCGCGCACTTACCGAAGAGTTGGTGGCCGCGTTGAAGCTCACCCGCGAGAACCTTCGAGCCTGCCAAGGAACCATCCACTTGGCCGGCGGGTTCGATCCTGCCTACGTCGACGACGCCCAGGCCGCAATGGCGGTGGCCGACGCAGTTCTGGCCAAGGCCAGCGCATAACCCCTCACCACCTTCTGCCGCCACGCGCGGCAAGGAACCCATATGTCTGCAAAAAAACTGTTCGAAGTCCTGATCAGCGCACTGCTGTACCTGCTGATCACCCTGCTCTGGTTTTTTTATGCGGTACCGGAAATGGTCGAGCGCGGCTCTGATATTGCCATGATCATCGCCGGCTTCGGCTCGCTGGTCTGGCTCTCCGCGACCGGCTGTATCCTCATTTACATAATCCAGAAGGCGCGCCCCGCGTAACCATTTCTGCCGCCAGGCGCGGCACGGAGCATCATCATGGCAAAGGTCATTGCACAAATGACGATAAAGCTCCCCCGGCTTATGGAGGTGAGCGAATACAGGAAGCTGCGCTACGTTGGGGGAAAGCCGAGCGTGCAGCAGCTGAAGAAATGGATTGAGGAAGGCGAGGTGGTAGGAGAGGTGAAGGGCGGTATGTATTTTGTGGACGTCCAGGCCGCCGTGATGGGATCTGCTGACCCGCTGCTGGCCCAAATGATGGAGATCGGCTGATGGCTGCCCGGCCGCGCACACTGAAAAACAGGAAGTTGCCGCCGAACCTCTACCCCAACGGGAAGTATTGGCGGTACCGCAACCCAATCACCGGCCTGATGACGAGCATCAACCGCCCCATAGAGGAGGCAATCAAACTAGCCCGGGCGGCGAATTTGAAACTGGCGGCGCTCGTTGTCGACGATGGCGCGCTGCTCACCCTGCTGACAGGTGATCGCCTACCGACTGTCTGCAACCTGCTCCAGCGATTCCACGATGAATGGCTGGTGGATAAGGGCTACGCCGCTCGCACCCTGGAAGAGATCAAATTCAAGATCGAGCGCTACCGGCAGGACCTTGGAGATAGGCTTATCGGGCAGATGGACGTCCTGGCTATGGCCGAGTATCTGGACCAGTTCAGCAACAACGCCTACACCAAGCACCGGGGGCTGTGGGTGCAGATATTCGCGTTTGCCGTGGCCAAGGGCCTGGCCGAGCGAAATAACGCCGAATTGACCCTGGTGAAGAAGGAGGCGGAGAAGAAGCGCCAGCGGCACACGCTCGAGGGGTTGAAGTCGATCATCGACGCGGTGACCACGCCACCCTGGCTGAAGCGAGCAATTCGCCTGGCGCTGACCAGCCTACAACGGCGCGAAGATATCGTGACATGGCTGAAATCAGCTGCAGACATGGAGAAAAACACTCTGACGGTATCGCCCGGCAAGACCCAGGGTTATGACAACCCCGTCCACCTGAAAATCAAGATGGGCGCCGCACTCCGTGAGGTAGTTGGGGAATGCCTGCGCTCGCCTCTGGCTTCACCTTACCTGATCCACTACAAGCCCAAGGCGCGGCGGCGGGAGCAGATCGACGCAAAGGACCATTGGACGTCGGTGACACCGGACTACTTGACCAAGGAGTTCAGCAAGGCCCGAGACGCGGCACACGCCTACGACCATGTGCCGGCCGGCGAGCGCCCCACTTTTCATGAGATCCGCGCTTTGGGTGCATGGCTTTATGAACAGCAAAATTTCCCTCAGGAATACATCCAGGCGCTGCTGGGCCATGCGGACGAGAAGATGACCAGGCACTACCAGGAGGGACACGGCAACAAGACAATTGAGTACGTCGAGGTGGGCGCCGAATTGGCGTTGTGAGGTGGGGGTTTTGCAAAAGTTTTGCAAAAGTTTTGCAAATCGCAGACAACAAAAAAGGGCCCACCTTTCGGTGAGCCCTTCTAGACCGCCCAGCAGAGCGGATTTTGTTTGGTAGGCGCGATTGGACTCGAACCAACGACCCCCACCATGTCAAGGTGGTGCTCTAACCAACTGAGCTACGTGCCTGCTGTGAGGCGGCATTCTACGGAATTCCGGAGGGGTGTCAACACCTTTTTTTCACCTAACCCTATGAATATGCAAAATATTTAATTTCGCCAAGGCAACGAAGATTTTGCGGTGGCTGGCGGCCGATTTTTATCTCGGGTAGGATCGCTGCATTCGTAAAAAATATAAAACAGAGGTTGCAGAATGGCGAACACATCCTATCCAGCGTCCTATTACGCCGCGTCGGCCAACCCGGTTCCTCCGCGCCCTGCCCTGCAGGATGACGTCGAGGCGGATGTTTGCGTGATCGGCGCTGGTTACACCGGCCTGTCCTCTGCACTGTTTTTGCTGGAGAACGGTTTCAAGGTCACCGTGCTTGAGGCCGCGAAGGTCGGTTTTGGGGCTTCGGGTCGCAATGGCGGGCAGATCGTTAACAGTTATAGCCGCGACATTGATGTGATCGAACGCAGCGTTGGCCCTCAACAGGCGCAGTTGCTAGGCAACATGGCGTTCGAGGGTGGACGGATCATTCGCGAGCGAGTGGCGAAGTATCAGATTCAGTGTGATTTGAAGGACGGCGGTGTATTCGCCGCCCTTACCGCTAAACAGATGGGCCACCTGGAGTCGCAGAAGCGTTTATGGGAGCGATTCGGGCATACCCAGCTGGAGCTGCTGGATCAGCGGCGTATTCGCGAGGTGGTGGCTTGCGATGAGTATGTGGGCGGCATGCTCGATATGAGCGGCGGGCATATTCATCCGCTCAACCTGGCCTTGGGCGAAGCGGCGGCTGTGGAGTCGCTGGGCGGGGTGATTTATGAGCAATCGCCAGCAGTGCGCATCGAGCGGGGTCCCAGCCCGGTTGTGCATACGCCACAGGGCAAGGTCAGGGCCAAGTTCATTATCGTGGCGGGCAATGCTTACCTGGGCAATCTGGTGCCAGAGCTGGCGGCCAAATCCATGCCTTGTGGTACGCAGGTGATTGCCACCGCGCCGTTGGGCGATGAACTGGCTCATAGCCTGCTGCCTCAGGATTATTGCGTCGAAGACTGCAACTATCTGCTCGATTACTACCGACTGACGGGCGACAAACGTCTGATCTTCGGGGGCGGCGTGGTGTATGGCGCTAGGGATCCGGCGAACATTGAGGCGATCATTCGGCCGAAGATGCTCAAGGCCTTCCCGCAGCTCAAGGATGTGAAGATCGATTACGCCTGGACCGGAAATTTCCTGCTGACGTTGTCGCGTCTTCCGCAGGTCGGGCGGCTGGGGGATAACATTTATTATTCCCAGGGCTGCAGTGGCCATGGCGTGACGTATACGCATCTGGCGGGTAAGGTCCTGGCTGAGGCGCTGCGAGGTCAGGCTGAGCGTTTTGATGCGTTTGCGGACCTGCCCCACTACCCCTTCCCCGGCGGTCAGTTGTTGCGTACGCCATTTGCGGCGATGGGGGCTTGGTATTACGGGTTGCGGGATAAATTGGGGTTCTGAGAACGACAACACATCACCAAAGGGCTGCTTCACGCAGCCCAGCGGGGCGGTGCGACGTTTCGCTAAATCCCCTCGCCACAAGCAAGCTCCCTCGCCACGGGCTTGTTCCAATCTTTCAAATCGCAAAAACAAAAAACCCCGGTCTTTCGACCAGGGTCTTTGCTATCGACTAGAAGTAGCTTTGCAGCTTGCTTCTTAGCTTCAAGGCGTTCAGTGGGCCTCGAAGCAGATATGGCGCAGCGGACGGGACTCGAACCCGCGACCCCCGGCGTGACAGGCCGGTATTCTAACCGACTGAACTACCGCTGCGTATCGCTATGGACTTGCGTCCAGTTAACTCGTCTGATCCAAACCCTTGGGCTTGAATCTCGAACCAGGCGAAGCCTGCTTCGGAAAATATGGCGCAGCGGACGGGACTCGAACCCGCGACCCCCGGCGTGACAGGCCGGTATTCTAACCGACTGAACTACCGCTGCGCGTCGGTGGAGGCTTTTGACAGCTTCCGTCTTGCTTTCGCAAAACTCTCGTAAAACATGGTGGGTGATGACGGGATCGAACCGCCGACATTCTGCTTGTAAGGCAGACGCTCTCCCAGCTGAGCTAATCACCCTTTGCTTCGTTGAGGCCGCGAAATTTACGCAGGTACCGAAGCTAAGTCAATAGCAGGGTTGAAGTTTTTTCAAAACAGTTTCAAACGGCACCCGCAACCGCACTTACGTATAAATCATTTTCTTGGTCATGCCGCCGTCCACCACGAACTCCTGCCCCGTGACAAAACCGGCATTGCGCGACAACAGCCACGCCACCATCGCCGCCACATCCTCTACCGTGCCTACCCTGCCCGCTGGATGCTGGGCGTGATCGGCGTCGGTCAGCGGCTGTGCACGACGCTGGGAGGGATCGCGCGCGTCGATCCAGCCAGGACTGACGGCGTTGACCCGGATCTCCGGCCCGAGGCTGATGGCCAGGGCATGAGTCAGGGCCAGCAAGCCGCCCTTGCTCGCCGCATAGGCTTCGGTGTCGGGTTCCGATTGCGCAGCGCGGGTCGAGGCCAGGTTGACGATGGCGCCGTTGTGAGCGCGCAGATACGGCGCGCAGTGCTTGGCCAACAGCATCGGCCCACCCAGGTTCACCGCCAGGACCCGATTCCAATAAGCCAGGTCCAGGCTTTCCAGGGTGATGTTGTGCGGGTCGGCGATGGCCGCGTTGCACACCAGCGCGTCGAGCCGCCCGAATTGCCCGAGCACCTCGGCGATACCGGTGGCGACCTGTGCCTCGTCCGCCACGTCCATGGCGATAAACCAGGCATTGTCGCCCAGGGTCTTCGCCACCTTGGAACCGCGCTCGCGGTCCAGGTCGGTCAGCACCACCTGCCAGCCTTCACAGATCAACCAGGCAGCGATACCCAGGCCGATGCCCCGTGCGGCGCCCGTAACCAGTGCAACCCGGCCATGAGTGCCGCTCGGCGGCGTAGCCAGCTCGATCAC